GGTAGCAAGCATATAGGCATTTCAGCAACAACAAGTGAAAAAGAATTGTATGCAGCAGATGTGGAATTGAGAAACGATATTGTGGATAAGCTATCTACTCGTAGGGAATTAAGAAGAACCCGTAGGAGTAGGCTTCGTTATCGCAAGGCTCGTTTCAATAACAGGGTATCTTCCAAGCGTAAAGGTTGGCTGGCACCATCTGTTGAAAACAAAATCCAAACTCATTTGACTGTTGTTTAGAAGATACATAAGTTCCTACCGATAACTAATATCGTAGTTGAAACGGCTTCCTTTGATATACAAAAGATCAATAATCCAAGTATATCCGGCAGTGAATACCAACAAGGAGAACAACTTGACTTCTTCAATGTGCGTGAATACGTATTGTTTAGAGATAATCATACTTGCCAACATTGTAAGGGTAAGAGTAAAGATGAAGTATTGAATGTGCATCACATAGAGAGCAGAAAGGCGGGAGGTGATAGCCCAAACAACTTGATTACCCTTTGCGAAACTTGTCACAAGGCATATCATAGAGGTGAGTTTGAATTAAATGTAAAGCGTGGAAAGTCATTTAGAGATTCCGCCTTTATGGGGATTATGCGATGGAGTTTCTATGATAGACTAAAGAATATCTATCCTAATGTAAGTATGACTTTTGGTTATATCACGAAGAATACCCGTATCACTAACAATCTTCCTAAAGAGCATTATGTTGATGCAAGGTGTATCAGTGGTAATCCTACTGCTAAACCTCTTGGATATTATTTCTATCAGAAGAAAGTAAGATGCCAAAACAGACAAATACACAAAGCTAATTTCTTGAAAGGTGGCAGAAAGAAACTCAATCAAGCACCATTCTTGGTAAAAGGTTTTAGGTTGTTTGACTTGGTTGAATACCAAAAAGAGTTGTATTACATCTTTGGAAGAAGAAGTAGTGGTTCCTTTGATATTAGGAAATTGGACGGAACTAAAGTGAATAAAGGTTCTATCAATTGCAAGTATTTGCGGTTGATAGCTACAAGAAAAAGTATATTAACTGAAAAGAGAATGCAAGTAAATTTATGAAAACACTGGTTTTTGATGTAATGCTTGACGGGCGATTTGTACATACATTCAGATACCAATACTGCCCGTTATTCCCGATAGACGAACAGGAACTGGAGAAGTTTGTCACCGACAGGCTTCCTACATTGAAAAGTAAAGATTTTAAAATAGTATTTTGATATGAAACAGACAGTAAAAGAAGCAGCGAAGGAAAATATCCTATTTAATCATAGGACAGTTGATAGAACTTTGTTTGGTAAAGATTTGGCAAAGTTTGGAGAGATTAATTTCGTTCAAGGTGTCGAATGGCAGTCAAAGCAATCACCTTGGATAAGCGTTAATGAACGGTTGCCGGAAAATAACACAGTGGTTCTAACAAGAGGGGCTTATGGCTTCCTTATTTGCCAGCTTTCATCTTTGGGTGAATGGGAAACTGGAGCAAATGTTAATAAAGAAAGATTAGGCATTACCCATTGGATGCCCATTCCTTCTTTCGATGAAATACTCGAATCCAACAGGGATGTGCTAGAACGAATTAAACAGAAAGGAGATTGAATATGAGGTTTATATTAATTATACTTATGGCAACCACGATGTTATCTTGTAAAGGTGATATGGAACATAGATTAAAAGGTGGAATGGCTATTACTGTTAAGGGAGATACCATAAAGTTTTATGGAGGAAAGTGTACTTATAAATTATTTGGTGAAAGAGATATTAGGTGTATTATAATTGATTAATCAAAAGAAAAAGGAGATTGATTATGGCAATAAAGAACGGAATAATAATAGACGGGATGCTGCATGAATTGTGCGTTGGAATATGTGATGAGTGCTCATTACAAAATGAGTGCGATGATAGTTCAGAAATCATTTGCAATATAGCTTATGAAAACCCAAACATGGACCAGTGCTTTGTATGTCGTGGGAAAGTAACGGAGATTAAAACGAATGAGGAAAAGAAATGAAACAGGTATTGTCAGTTGGACAGATGAAATATTTGCAGGAACTTGGAGTAAATACAAGTGATGCAAGTATGGTATTAATTGCCACCGATGATGATGGTTGCACGTTGTTATGGGAAGATGCTGAAAAAGCAATTAAAAACCATTTGTACGATGTCTATTTCAATCTATATTATGTTGAAAGCAGTAGTTATGATCATTCCTGTAAAAAAGAGTGTGGAGTTTTTACCTTACAGGATATTCTCGATAAGCTGCCTTGTTTCATCGGCAATGAAGTGCTGACCATCAAAAAATTTGCAGATAGCTATACATGCTTGTATGTGGAACCTTATTCTAGATCTATTATAAATATCACAGAAAGTAAAGAGCCTATTGATGCAGCCTATGATATGTTGTGCTGGTGCATTGAAAACGGATATGTTAAAGTTGGAAAGGAGGAATAATGAAAGCAAGAATAAAATCAACTGGAAAAATTGTAGAGATTAAGGATTTATATGATGATGGTACTGCATTGGTGGAAAACATGTATATCAAGGTGTCAGAACTTAATTTCTTTAGTGAAAACATTGATTGGGAACAACGTAGGTACGAATTGGCAAAAGACATTATTAAAATTGTTATAGCAAACGACTATGGTGTTAATTCTGATGTAGTCGCTAAATATTCGCTTAATTGCGCTGATGCCCTAATTAAAAGATTAAAGGAGAATAATTATGAATAGCGTACAGACACAAACACTTTCCATTAACGGAGATGGAGGTGGTGAGGCATATATTGATTTTTTCGATGGCCAATTATGTGTTTCAGTTGTCATAGAAGGGAAACAGGCAGATTTTCACTTTGAGCCTGTTACGTTAAAGATGTTTGCCCATGCTTATAAATTACATTGTGAAGAATGTGAAAAGAAGAAAGGAGAATAGTCATGACCGAAGAATTTATAACATTAGAAACAGCGGAGCTGCTGAAAGATAAAGGGATGTTTACAGATATAGAATTTCCTTCACAATCCATTGCTCAAAAGTGGTTACGTGATATCCAAAACATTCATATATGTGTATATAACTGTGCTTGTGGTTATGGATACGAAATATCTAAAGCTGACAATGGAACTCATATAACCAGTTCTGTTTATGAAGGACCTAATGATGATGGTAAATGGGATGTCTACGAAGACGCACTTGAAGCAGGATTACAGGAAGCATTAAAACTTATATGTTATGGAAAATATTAATTTGAACGAACTACGGAATATAGCTTACAAAACAGCTTGTGAGCATGGTTTCCACGATAAAAGACTGAGTGAAGAACACTTCCTTTGCCTTATCATTCTCGAACTTATGGAAGCTGTGGAAGCGGATAGAAAGGGAAGATTAGGAAAGAAATGTAAATCACGTTTTGAAATGGACTATAATCGCTATCCTGCATTAGTGGAAGAAGAAAAGCGATTTAAGTGTTCCTTTGAAAAGCATGTAAAAGACACACTTCCAGACAAACTAAGTAATGCGGTTATATGCCTGCTTGATCTTGCAGGACTTCGGGGAATAAGCCTTGAATCTGCTAGTAATGATATTAACTCCGAATATATGGATGATATTGCCTGTATGTACAGCCAATTGAGTTTCACGGAAGCGATATATTCTATATTTATCAAACCAATTGTAGATTACCAGTATCTTTCTACGATTGTAAATGAGATGATATTTTCAATCTTTGCACTAGCCAAACATCTTGACATAGATTTGCTATGGCATATTGAGCAGAAGATGAGATACAATGAACTAAGACCTATGTTTCACGGAAAAAAATATTGATTATGAAAACAATTATATTTATAATTATATGTGTTATCGCCCTATTATGGGTTGGCGATCTAACAATTACATTCAAACCGTTTTCCATATCGCTGCCCGGTTGGCATAAGACTTTAGGTATCATCCTGTTTGTATTTGCAATGGCGGTGTATAACATTGGAGAATACGCTAAGGGGTACAAGCATGGTTTTGATGATGGAGCAAAGGAATGTATTGAAGCGATTAAGGGAAATGGAAAGAAATGACATTGATTTCCCGTTACTCCGTATATTTAATGGAGTAACGGGGCGATATGAACTTCTTATTGACGATGTATCCATAGATGCTTATGGACGTGTAAGAAATAGCAGTGGTTGTGTTGTAGAATGGTTTACAGGCGTGTTTGACATGAACGGAATACCCTTGTTTGAAAACGACATAATCATGCCTGTAAAGGACGGGATAAGCCAATATAGACGTATCTGGAGAACGATAGGAGGATTTGTATTAAGCAGAAGAAATGATGTGAAAGGGCTTTCAAGATTGGATATGCTTGGTGCGGACTATCTGGTAAACGAACGTGTGCAGCAATACATATCTGATGGGTGCGTAAAGGTAGGTTCTGCAACAATTGATCTTAACCTGTTGAAAGGGAGAACGAAAGAAGATATTATTAGAAATTTAGCTAGAAGGGTCAGATGAAAGACAAAATGCTAGAGGAAAGTTTGAACAATTTATACAGGACGTTTCTTATTTGGGTGATAAGATGTTATCCTATATTGTTCTGTATTGCTATACTTGTCCATCAGTGTGAGGTTATACACTCTGTTGGAACAGGTGATATCATTGAATATTATGATGGTGACACATTGGAGTATATTCAGTATGCCACTCCGTTTTCGGACAAGTACCTTACCATATTCTTTAACGCCAAACTGTTTAATGCAATATTGTTTTATGTGTTGTCAAAGGTATTTTTATTTTGTATATACCATAGAGTATTTGTCATTGAGATGTTTATATACGCAATACTGGATATTGTATTTAATAATGTGGTGTTTGAGGACGTGAGATGCACTATGTTTTATTCGTATATATCAATAGGATTTGTAACTGTATGTTTCTTTATTGCATTGTATCTACATCAACGATTTGGAGATAGGAATATAAATAATCATCAATCTATAACCGATGGTTTTAGAAACTGTTGTAGATTATAATTTCTGTTTTCCTGTGGGCTGTAATCCTCCCGTATTCTTCATGTTTATCTTGACCTTTATGGGAGATGCCTTTTTATTTGATGTTACCTTAGGGGATTTAACATTAACCCTAATCACTTTCTTTACCATATATTGCTTATTTTAATTGTTTTGCAAAAATAATGATTTTTTTTGGTATTATAAAAACTTTATGTATCTTTGCGGTGCGATAGTTTTTGGACTTTTTTGTTTTATAATGATAGCTGCTACCTAAAATATAAGCAGAGGTTTCTTCATACATTTTTCATAAGTCTAATGTATAACTGTCGCAAGTTGAAGAGATCTCTGCTTCTTTTTTTTTATTTATGCGACAGTTTAATGAAGAAAACTTAAATGACACAGGTGTTGTTTTAAGTACGGCAAATCCCTCCGAAATGGGTAAGATGTTTTCTTATAATGGAATAAATGTTAGGATGCGTAAGATGAATGGATATATCCTTGTATGTCTTACAGATTTTGCTAGGTTATTTCCTGATAAAAATCTATCCACTATTATAAATTCTAAGGAAATGACTGATTATGTAAATCGTTTGAGCGAAATAAAAAATTTTATTTCGACTGATTTACTGCAAATTATAAAGGGAGGAAATGTATCACAGCAAGGAACATGGGCACATCAAAAAATAGCTCTTAGGGTTGCTCAAAAATTATCCACTGATTTTGCTATTTGGGTAGATGACAAGATCGAAGAGTTTCTTACCACGGGAAATACTTCTATATCATCAAGACTTCCAAACTTCAACAATCCTGCCGAAGCTGCTAGGGCTTGGGCTGATGAGTATGAAAGGAATCAAGCATTAACCTTAGAAAACAAGGAAGCAAAGCTACAACTAGAACTAAAGACGGAACAACTAGATGAATCCAAGGAATGGTATAGTATCAAAAGATGGTCAAAGGAAAACGGTGTAAACTGGAGAAAGGTTAGCTGGAGAAAGATGAAAGTAATATCTTACGAGCTAGGTTACGAAGTGAAAAAGATTTTTGATGCTAACTATGGACAGGTTAATATATACAATGTGAATGTATTTAAGGCATACTTTAACAAATGTGAATAAATAATATGTATTTTAAAATGTTTGATAGTATGTCATTTTATTGATTATATTTGCATCATGTTTGAGTGTAGAAGCAAGCATATCTATAATGAAAGTTTAGGGGGAAAGCGTTCCCCCGATTTTATTAACCATTAAAACAAAAGACCATGATTCTACTGGAAATTTTTCAAAACTGCTTTATTGTGGGGTATGACGGAAATAAAATACCCTTCGTAAAAGATGATTTCCTGTTTAGTGATATCGGGCAAAGATACATTTTGACTAACAAGGAAAACAGTGAACAGGTTAGTCTACCGAAGGAATCGACAATAATAATTAAACATAATATTTGCCATGAAGGTATTGATTAGAAAGGATTCAAGCGACATAAGAAACAGACTTGAACGATTAGGGTACACCGCTTCCGAGAAATCGTTGGATGGATTTGGTGATGGCATCTTTGTAGACAAGTCAGATAATACTTTTCACGTAAAATCAGAGTGGGAAGTTATCCGTATGTTTCTTGAAACAGTAGATTGCGGAGATGATGAGAATATGTTTTTTGATTTTGTAGAAAACGACATAACGTCAATAATGCCAATGATGCTAGGAAAGTATAAATCTTTAATAAAAATTTGTGACTTTCCCATCATTAATACATCTAGCATTAAAGATGTGTTATACCGTGAAGATAGAGAACATAACATCATAGAAGTTATTGTTATTTCAGTGTATGGGTTAAAGTTGAAAAGCGTAAAGGATGTTGACTTTTCAGATCCTAATGCGGATACAATAATAGAGTATATGAAATCGTTGCATAAACAACTAAAAAAATATATAAAGCATGAAGTGTAATTTGGCATTTATAACCAATTAAACACCATTTAACTAAATTAGTTATGTTATAATTTAATTTATAATTATATTTGTGATATGAAACGAGCATATAAATATAGACTTAATCCTACTCCTGAGCAAATTGTTTTCTTCAACAAATCTTTCGGGTGTTGTAGGTTTGTATATAACTATATGCTCGGCAAACGTATAGAAGCGTATCAGCGTGACAAGATGAAGATAGGATGGGTTGAACTGGCTAAGATGCTTACAGAACTTAAAAAGGAAGATGGGAAGGAATGGCTTTCGGAAGTATCAAACGAGTGCCTGCAACAATCCATAAGAAATATGGACAGCGCGTTCGTGAAGTTCTTCCGTGAAAAGGCAGGCTTCCCAAATTTCAAGGCGAAGCATTACAGCAGACAGTCATACAAGGCTATAAATTCGGTGTCTGTTGACCTTGATAACAACAAGGTAAGACTTCCAAAGATCGGATGGGTTAAATTCTTTCCGAACAGGAAGTTTGACGGTAAGGTATGTTCTGTAACGGTAAGCAAGACACCGACAGGTAAATATTTCATTTCTGTCCTTGTTGACGATGGAAAGGAAATACCTGTAAAGCCTGCTGTCAGATATGATACGTCTATCGGTATAGATGTCGGTATAAAGGATTTTGCAGTATGTTCAAACGGTGATGTGTATGCCAATCCCAAATATCTTGAGAAATCGGAAGCAAGACTAAAGGTGTTGCAAAGAAGATTCTCAAAGACAAAGAAAGGTTCCAACCGAAGAGAACGGGCAAGAAAAATCCTGGCAAGACAGTATGAGAAGGTTTCCAACCAACGCAACAATTTCCTGCATCAAGTCACATCAAAGATTGTCCGTGAAAACCAAACGATAATCATTGAGGATTTGAATGTAAAGGGCATGTTGAAAAACCACCGTCTTGCAAAATCCATATCATCCGTTTCATGGAGCGAGTTTTTCCGACAGCTTGAATACAAGTGCGAATGGTATGGACGCAACCTTATACGTATCGGACGTTTTGAAGCAAGTTCCAAGACGTGTATATGCGGATACGTTAATAGTGAATTGAAACTCAGTGACCGTGAATGGGTTTGCCCGAAATGCGGAAGGCACAATGATCGTGACATTCTCGCTTCGGTGAACATCAAACGGTTCGGACTAATATCACCCTTGGTAGAAGGGGTTGAGGGCGTGGAGTGGTCGGCAGTAGTCGGGGCGGTGAAACGTCAATATGTACGTGTATAATTAATCGTATATAATTACCTAGAACTTACCATGTTCATTATCGGAGTGTTGGGAGATGAGATGTTTAAAAAGTTTAAAAACGGCACTGATATACAATCGGACACCAAAGATAAAATCAATTGTAGATTATAACTAAAAGTTATAATAAGTAGTTCTTTGAAAAAAGCGGAGAGAAAAGGGTGATAAATAACTATCGTAATCCATCACCCCCGTCCATAATGACTATTTTTTAATTATCTTCGTGGTAATTTTACTACCATTGAAGATCCTTAAAACAATATTTGTCTTATGGACTGTTGCCTGGATCTTAAATTTACGCATAATTTAATAAGGGGTGTTTTATAGGCCCCCTTTCATTTAGCCTATAATCACTCTTAATAAAACTAAGGCACTCTCTCCGCTTTATTTTGTAAAAATACAGTTAATAGTAATTGGATCTTATTTTCCTTTAGAATTATTTGCATAATTCTATTTATTTTTGTATATTGCGATATGATATAAAAACGCTGCATTATGGCAACAATAAACAGCTTTTTGGAGTTTATGCAGGTTTTTCCAAATGAAGACTCTTGCATACAGTATCTTGAGAAGAAGAGATGGAAAGACATAATCATATCCCCTTTCGACTCTACTTCTACGGTTTATAAATGTAAGAACCATAAATATCGCTGTAAAAACACAGGGAAGTATTTTACTGTAAAAACCAACACTATCTTTGCCAAATCAAAAATTCCTTTGATTAAGTGGTTGTATCTTATTTTCATCTATACTAAACATAAAAGAAGCCTTTCCTCTCATCAAGCTGCTAGAGATTTAGGTGTGACACAGAAAACGGCATGGTACATGATGAATAAGCTAAGGGGATTGACCAAAAGACAAAACGAATCTTCCCCAGAAGATTTTGCAGCAGTAATATGGGGATGCGAAATAGATGAATCTTATATTGGTGGAAAGAACAAAAACAGACATAAGAATAAGAAAGTAGAAAAATGTCAAGGAAGGAGCTATAAAGATAAGGTTCCAGTATTTGGTATTCTTCAAAGAAACGGCAAATTAATAGCTAAGGTAGTAGAAAGGACAGATATGGAACATCTTCTTCCGATTATTAAGAAATACATAAAGAAAGGGAGTGTTATATATACTGATGGATTAGAATACTCAGGGCTAACAGATGATTACATAATACGTTCAGTCAACCATTCCGCAAGACTATATGGATATTTTGAATTTGATGAAACGGATGCCATGATAATGGTATGCAATAATGGCATTGAAAATGCTTGGTCCCACTTGAAGAGAACAATTTTCGGAACATACTATCATGTAAGCAGAAAATATATGCAGAAGTATGTTGATGAATATGTTTTCCGATTTAATACTCGAAAACTTAGAGATTCTGATAGATTTCATTTATATTTGCAATATATATATGCTGCATAGGAGAATATGGATAATAAAGAGGAAAAACCAAAAACAGAAAAGAAAGGTAAATATGTTGTGAAAGATGGAGAAGGAAACATAATTTCACAAAATATGCCTAAGGAATTTGAGGATATGATTGATCTTATTTTCCAAGAAGCAAAGGAAAAGAGCAAAAAAGCAAGAAAAAATAGTCTATAACATTGCATATTACAAATGATATTAAGAGATGTCGCAACATCTCTTTTTCTTTCTACTATCCCATCTAAATAGTTAACATTATGTAAAAATAACTTCGATTTAATTCGCTTCTTTAAATAATATATATTTTTGTAATCAAATTATATAAATATATTATTTATGAAGAAAATTACATTATTGGTTATTATGATTGTTACTGCATTTACACTAAATGCGCAATCATTAGTAAAATATCACGGTGAAATTAATGCTGGGTATTCTGTTGGTATAGGTACATTTGCTACTAATCGCGTAAATGTACACACGATACAAGGTGTTGATATTAGTAAATATTTCTCTACAGGTGTAGGAATAGGATTGGATTATTATCACGAACTTTACGAGAAGGGTGAACTTGTATTGCCGCTGTTTTTGAATATGAAGGGATATTTACCAGCTACTGAAACGGTCAGCCCTTTCTTTTCTTTAGATTTAGGTGTTGGGATAGGATTAACAAAAGGAGTAGATGGAATGGCTGGGTTTATCTGTACGCCTTCCGTTGGAGTTAAATTAAGCCATTGTACACTACAAGTAGGTTATAATATGCAACGAAATTCAGAATATGGATTTGGATATACAATGGGAAGTATTCAAATGAAATTAGGTTACATATTTTAAAATAAGGAACAATGAAGAAAACATTATTTTTACTGATCACTATCTTAACGATATCATTTATTGGATGTTCCGATGATGATGATAGTGAATACAAGGATGCTATTATTGGCACATGGGAATTGACCCAAATAGAATTTGGCGGAGGATGGACGTCTATACCAAGACGGACTTATGCAACATTTAATTCTGACGGTACTTATAATGGAAGAGGGTATTTTGGAAACGGATCTGGTACTTATAAAATTTCTGGGAACACTATCATTTGCTATATTGAAGGTGAAGAGTATGTACGATATGATATTATCGAACTTAATTCAAATTCATGTACACTAAATATGAAAATTGGCAGTGAAGAATTTAAGATTAAATGTATAAAGCATTAATGAAATATACTCGGTTCTCATAATTTTAGAGAACCGAGTATTTACAATTTATAACTAAATATTTAATGTAGTATGGCATTTTATTCTTACCTTAGCACCAAAATAATTATAGCGTTTATAACTAAAAGTTATCAAGATTTATTTGGTGTAAGATCGTATATTAATGCCTTAAAAACGATTGATAAACTAGACAATTTCGGATTGCTATGATGATAAAAGTAGATATACCAGAACCGTTCATAGACGGTGACAATACGATGGTAAACATCACGTCTGATTCATTCTGCTATTCTAGCATTGATTCACGTTATGAAGGATTTCAGAGTTCCTACAAGGACGGGAATATGAATCAGAAGATACAGGGAAAACTAGAGATAATTGCGGACCAGTTTAAAGAACTTATAAAAATAATAGAAGATAATTGAAGATGGAAAGACATTTGTTAATACAGGAGTGTGAGAGAGAGGAAAAAATGAAGGAGTTGCGCAAGCTGCAGAACGATCTTATCAAGAAAGGCCGTATGGTTGAATGCTCTCGTGTAACAGCCAAGATAAAGGAGTTTCAGGAAGCATATATCAAGGCTTATCCTGACGGTAAATATGTAAGGGGCATGGATATTATCAAGAAGATGTCTGATGATGAGAAAATGGATTGGATGATGTATGTCAACGCCATTGCTTTCTGTGCTGATATTATTCACTCATCTTCCATTGAGCTGAATGAAATGCTAAAGAAAACACTTCCAGGATCTAGCCTACAGATGTTTGAAACGCTTGAAAAGGTAGGTACTATGGCAAAGAATCAAATCCTATGGATGGATAACAATGTTGACGAGAAATACCAGGATGATTTTGCAAGATATGCCGATGAAATATCCGTGATGCTTTTATCATTTGTTAAAAATAAATTTTTGCCGAGAAGATGACACGAGAAGAGATACATAAGAATGTGCTGGAAATAAGAAATTATTATTTCAGTATTCAGAACAAGATTGACAATGGATACAATGTTTCAGAATTGGATATAGATTCTAAAACTCACAACAAGATGATTGACGATACCATAAAATCAGCCCTTGAAGATCATAAAATTATTCTTGCTTTGGAAAAATATAAACTATGAAAAAGAAAGATATAGACGAAGGATATATTGTAGGTGACTTTTATATTATTAAAAGCCCTATCAAAGAGGGATGGATTCACATAGTGAATATAAAAACATCTTGGCAGATAAAGGTGATGATGGGAGCGAATACGGCAAAGTTCCTAAGCCTTCCCCAACAGGAGATATTTGACAGGATTAACGGAATATACATTCAATCCATGATGTCTTTATACGATTCAGAGTATGCCTTGAAAATAGCTAAAGATGCTGTGTCTTATATGTCTGAAAAGGCAAAAAAGATGGGAAGGGTGGAAAAGGTGGAAAAGAATGAAAATGAAGATATTGAAAAGGTTAAGAAAGATGAGTTCATGATGAAAATAGCCACATCTTCCGATGAAGAAATCATGGATATGATCGTAAATGGAGAAATAAAGTACGAATATTTTAAGCAGGAACAGGAGGATTAATCATGCAAGACTATATTTCAGACTGGTTTATTCCGATGGATTTCGGTAATGACATGCCGGACGAAGAACCAAGTGGTGATGATAATTTCAATTTTGATTAAGTTAATTTGTTGATAATAAAAATAAACATGAAAACATTTTTTGAGTGTAAAATTCGCTACGAAAAAGTAGCAGAAAATGGGATGAATAAGAAAGTAAGTGAGCAATACCTAGTTGATGCGCTTAGCTTTACTGAGGCGGAAGCACGTATTATATCGGAAATGACACCGTTTATCAGTGGCGAGTTCACTGTTTCGGACATTAAACGATCCAACTACAGCGAACTGTTCCCCTCTGAGGAAGATGCAGCCGACCGCTGGTTTAAATGCAAACTGTATTACATCACGCTAGACGAAAAAAGCGGAGCGGAGAAAAAAACATCATGCTATATGCTTGTTCAGGCAGCCGATTTGAGAGATGCTGTAAAGAAACTTGACGAAGGAATGAAGGGCATAATGGCAGACTATGTGATTTCATCCATAGCCGAAACTGCCATCATGGATGTATATCCGTATGAGGCGGAAAATGATTCCTGTTTATCGGAATACCCAAGTGGACACAAGACGGAAGCTGTCATAGGCGGAAAGAGCGTCATTGTAGACAAAACGGGAAATTCAACTGTAGTTTTACCTAGTGAAATTTAATAGATATGTCAAACGAACAACAAAACCAGGTTCTCCATCATTGGAGAACTGGAAGTCAATCTGATTATGTAGGAGTAGAAATACTTCCTAACGGTCAGTCTATCATCGCTACAATATCCCATATCGTATGGGATGAGAATGCAAAGGTACAAGGTAGTAAGAAACCATCATGGATTGCTTACTTTAAAGAAACAAACCTTGTTCCTAAACCTATGCTATTGAACAGTACGAACCGCAAACGCCTTACAAAGCTGGCACAAACTGATTATCCTGAAACCATCCGTGATTTCCGTGTCATATTATGCAAGGAACTGACACGTGACCCAAGCGATGGAGGAAAGGTTTACGGATTGCGTATAGGGCGTGATGTTCCACCACCACCACAGAAAGAGAAGATGACAGTCAACTCTGATAAATTCAAGGCTGCATTGGAAGCATTGAAAAGTGGGAAATGCGACATTGGATACATCACGGCAAGCTATGATGTGGATGCGGAAGCTATGAAATTGTTTAACGAAGCGACTAAGAAATGATGGAAGCGGAAGAAAAAGAAAAATTATGGCTTATGAAGAGGTGTGGTAAAATCACCTCTTCCGCCATTGGAAAACTTATGGTTTCCGGGAGAAGGGAAATGACACCTTCCGAACTAGATATTGCAAAAAAACAGGGCGTAAAGAGAAAGACAGTTGATGTTCCTTTCGGAGATACAGCTATCTCTTATCTTTATCAGGTTGCAAGGGAGAGAAGGTTAAACAAACCATGCCGACATATATCCACCTCTGACATGGAGTGGGGAAAGGATCATGAAAAAGACGCTATCGAGTGTTTTAACCATAACACGTTCTCTAGACTAATGTCCTGTGCGGATGATTTTGACGAAATTGTTTTTGTCGATAATATCTATGATGGATACGGCGATTCTCCCGATGGGTATGGATTTGATGTCAATGGTAAATTATCTTATATAGCCGAAGTGAAATGCTTTACTTCTGAAAGTAAGATTGAATATTTGAGAGAAGCAACAAAGGAACAGGCGATAGAGGAATACTATTGGCAGCTAATGTCGCATTTCCTTTCCCATCCCGATGTAGATAAAATGTATTATATCGTATATGACGGCAAGTCGGATGATGATCCATTTGATTTACGCCCGGTTAACGATCCGTCAAGACTTTTGTATTGGGAACTTGACAGAAGTGATTATAAAGATGATATAGACAGGATGGAGGATAAGCTACAAATGGCTCTATCTTATCTTTCATTCAACGAACGTGATGCGAAAAAATACCCAATAAGTAAAATTAATGACTTTGTTGGTGTTTCAAATACATAACGGGTAATTGCGGAGTTACCACAAAAAGTTAATAATATGTCAACAAATATAACATTATCTAAAGAAAGTAGTGAAAGCGAAATTAAGGCGTATTTCAATGAAATATTAAAGCTATCACAATCTGATAACGAATTTCCGGTAAATTTTGATGATGTATGGATGCTTGTTTATCAATACAAACATAAAGCAGTAAATGAACTTAAAGAAAAGTTTATTGAAAATGTTGATTATCAGGCAATAACTCAAAAGGTTGAATGCAAAAATGGCATTGGGTATTCAAGAAGAATTGATTATTATATTACTGTTCCATGTCTTGAATTTTTTATTGCAAGAAAAGCAAGATCGGTATTTGAGATTTACCGACAAGTATTCCATCATACCGTTAATAAGGTTATAGAGGATAAGTCAATTGACAATCAACCAACCATATCGGATAAAATGAATGCAGCTACATGGGCAGCAAAGTTTTTGAACTTAAATGATAATTCAAAGTTGATTATCGCAAAACAAATACTTGACCCATTAAATATATCTCTTCCTGATTATACATCATCAAAAGGGATACTAAAGTCTGCCTCTGAGTTGCTATCTGAAAAAGGAATTAAAATTTCCGCACAGGCATTTAACAAGGCTGCTATCGAAAAAGGATACCTATGCGAATTGAGCAGAAATTCTTCACACGGTAAGAAAAAACGATTCAAATCAATCACGGAAAAAGGTCTTTCTTATGGGGAAAACCAAGTAAGCCCGAATAATCCTAAAGAAACACAACCGTTGTGGTATGAGGATAAGTTTGAAGATTTATTGTCTAAGTTGTTATGACTACATTAATCAAGCACAACAAACCTAATCGTGGGGATGAAATAATCATCCCCTATCTTGCCATAGAAAACAATATCAACTTTATCATGCTCAATGGAGGTGTAGGTGACGTTGAACTTATGGACGGAACAAAATGTAAGTCAATAAGCTGCACTCCTATCAAATTTGATGATGCAGTAGATGATATATATCGTATATATGGCATAGGAAAAGAAGCATGGAAAATGGCATGGCTGAAAAGAGTACATACCATGAGTGACGAAATTGTAAAATTAAAGTTAGATTTCAATGCCAGCAATTAGCGAATTATGGATAGATTATCCAATATCTTACCGTGACGAAAAAGGAAGGTTCGTCAAAGGTCATAATTATGGATTCAAGAAAGGAAGGGAAGTGTCGGATGAGGAACGTGAAAAGAAAAGAGTTCTTATGAAGGAACTCATTAAAAAACGAAAGGAAAACGGTTCTTATCTCGGTCATAGGAACAATACAAGGGCTGTCATTGCGATAGAGGATGGCACGAACAGATTCCTATGCTTTGAAGCCTGTTGTGACTGTGAGAGGAAATTAGGTATGCCACAACGTTCATGCAGTTCTTTCTGTAAGGGGAAAAACGGGCATAGATGGAGAAACTTTAAATTGTTTTACGAGGATGAATACGGATTACGTTGACAACTTTGAAAACTATGACAGGAAGCTGATCAAACTAAATAGCGACACTGCCATTTTGCTTCACATATTCAAGAAAAAACTAAACCACCACTTTGAGGATTGGATGGTTCTTCAAGACAATGAGGAATACTTCAAAAAGGAATGTATTCCTCATTACGAAGATGCCGCCAGGCAGTTTGTCAAGCAGTTTGAAGGAGAAGAGTGTATGGCTTTTGTGATTGCATTGAAAAACGAACTTGAAAGAATGATACAAGAAGATGAGTACAAACGAAATAAAGCTAAGAGATTACCAGGAGGTGGGGATAACCCGTCTGAGAAATGCCCTGACTAATCATAAGCACGTTATATTTTCAGCCTGTGTAAGTTACGGCAAAACGGTCATAATGAGTTTTATGGCTAAAGGTGCTGTTGAAAAGGGAAATAAGGTGCTTATCGTATCCCACAGATCTGAACTTATGACACAGACAGGGGGAACGTTGGAAAGAGTTGGCATACAGGCTGAATACATCTCTCCTAAACACAGGGATATACCTAAAGGTCTAGTAGTATCCGCAATGGCTCAAACTCTCCGTAGAAGGATTGAAAAGCCCGAATGGGTTGAATGGGTTAAGAGTGTATCTCTCTGCCTGATAGACGAAGCGCATTCGTCTGACGCAGATTATCTCTTTGAATCCGGTTTGCTTGATGACAAGTATGTAGTAGGTCTTACAGGAACCCCGATGAGAAGTGGAAACCAAAGGCAGCTTGGCATGAACTATGAAGAGATTGTAGAAACTGCCCAGATACAGGATATGATGGACCGGGGAAACATAACCAAGTTGAGAACGTTTACGGTTGATGCACCCGACTTGTCTAAGGTTAATACCGATTATCGTACAGGTGACTTTGATAGCAGGCAGATGGGGGCGGTGTTCAACAAGTCTGTACAGTACAAGGGGGTGATTGAAAACTATATGCGTATCTGCCCGATGAAAAAGGCAATATGTTTTGATGCCACACAGGCAAATGCGATAAGGATGTGCGCTGAATTTAATGAAGCTGGTATTCCTGCAAAATTCCTCATATCAGGCATAGACAAGAACAAACCTGATGAGTTGGCATTATATGAAAAATACAAGCATCTTACAGGAAACAGGGAACAGCTTATCAAGGATTTCCATGACGATAAATTCACCGTTATATGCAACAGTGGCATATTGTCTACGGGATACGATGAAACAAGTATAGAGGTTTGCATATTAAACCGTGCTACACAATCCGTTCAGTTTTATATCCAGGCAACTGGCAGGGCTATACGGCTTCACCCAAATAAGACAGAAGCATTTCTCCTAGACTTCGGTGGTAACATATCACGGCTCGGCAAGTTTGAGAAAGAACGTAAATGGGCTTTATGGCATAACAAGGGGAAATGTGAAGGGATACAAGGAGTGAAAGAGTGTAAACAGTGTGGTAAATATATTGCCATAACCGCTTCGGAATGCCCTTTCTGCGGATATGTATATCCTACCGAAAAGGAGATAAGGATGGCGGAACTGCAAGAACTGGTAGGAGATTTAAAGTTCGATCAAATGACGCCTACTCAATTTTTCCAGTATGCGGAACTTAAAGGATACAATACTTATTGGGCAATACGGCAGTTGTATATCAGAAATACGGAAACTGATTTTCGTAAAGCCATGAAAGAATGCGGATATTCCAGCAAGTTTATATGGGGTTATATTCAAAGAAACAAAAAATAACATTTAATTATGGGAAAAAATTTACTTAACAGCGATGGTAAAATTGCCTTGTTTCACGAAACGATAAGGCTTGACTTTAATCTGCCCAAATACTCCGTTATAGAGCAGAAAGATCCTAATCCAAGTGTAATGTCTTACGATTTCCTAAAACAATACATGGAAAGCAATGACAAGGAAGGAGTGGCGGAATTTAATCTTACCGTTTCACCGACAATGCTTGATTCTGTAAAAACAAACCAGGAGCACAAGCAAGTAAGAACCTCTCTTCTTGGCATAAACCATAAGGAAAACTCATGGTTTAAAAAGATTAAGGACTATGTAGACGAATACAGAAGATCCAAGTTTGATGTGATACATTTCTTCTCTGAGGTGAAGATACAGACAGAAAACGAGATGAAGCAATACAGGGATAGGATAAAAGACTATATACTGATGCTAGGTTATGCTGAAAGATCAGGTCAATATGCCTTGAAAGAAAAACTGTTCCGAAACATGGTGATATGCAAATACGAAAGCATATTGTTCAGCAAAGGATTATACAAGGCTATATCAGAGGAAAATCTTATGAAGTTTGCAAAAGGATGTCCGAAAAATCTATGCCTTGATTATATTTCTGACTATACTAGAATCATACCATTTGACATAATTAGGAAAAAGACTGACATAGACAAATATGAAATATTCGACAACTATGTTATCCTCCATTATGACTTTGATAATAACGGAACAGATTTACCGTCTGACAAGAAAAAAGAAGAGATAAAAAAAAGAAAAGACCCTATTCTGTTTGGTGTTATTGCAGGAAGCAACAAACTATACTTCATCGGTGACTGGATTGACGAGTATTGCGATTTGCGGTTCGATGATGTAGTAAAACAATGCACGGACGATTTCTTGTCAGAAAACATTTCTTTGGATGATCTTGCAAAATAGCAATACAAAGCCTTGCAGAAACGGAGAGTGTTGCTGCTGTCGCTGCAAGCATAGATATACGGTTATTGTGGACGGTTTGTTTGTTGGATATGTCTGCTATATTCCTTGGTTTGAAAAAAACGTTGCCATGAAGATAAGAAACAGCGGACATGATATGTGTGAAGGATTTGAGATGGTTGATAACAAACTTTAACCTTTTATTCTTCTCACATATCCCATTTCGTGATACCTTTGCCAAATACAATTTTTTTTTATCATGGCTGAGGAGAAACGGTCTGCGGAAGAAAAGAAAATGCAGAAAGATATAGTAGTTAGTTATAGGAACGAGAAGGAAGGTAAAGGATGCAGGGGATTGCTTGTAGCGTTCTTTTCCGAACTTCTCCATCCTGCTGTAAGTGGTAACAAGTCGGCTGAATTTCGTGCTCTAGGAGCAAAGAAAAGTATGCCGGACCTTGCTTATATACATGACGGTAAGATATATGGCATAGAACTTAAAATGCCTGACAGTAACCATGACCGTAATCATATAATAGAACAGGCTGATGTGATGGCTACATATTTCTTTAGAGGATATTTCGTATGGTCTAAGGAAATGTTGTGGAATATACTTGACGCTATTGAGCGTGGTCAGCCTATAATGTCGAATACATTGCAGGTTAAGGATTACTGTTTACGTAACAGCACTACAAAAGTAAGTTTTGAAAAAATAATTAAAGATCTGTTTCAATGAAAGTTATATATAACAAAATAATTCCATTCAAGGGGTACAAGTGTATAAATTTGTTTGGGGTTCTTTTCGTAAGAAAAGGATGTACGATGCGTGAAAGCGATTACAATCACGAAGCGATTCATACAAAACAAATGAAAGAGCTTTTGTATGTTCCGTTTTACATTTTGTATCTTTTGGAATGGCTGTACAGGCTTACACAAAAAGGTAATGCGTATAGGAATATATCGTTTGAGAAGGAAGCCTATGATAACGAGAACGACATGGATTACCTTGATAAAAGAGAGCATTTTTCTTGGATTGAATACATTTGAATTTTACATTTATGAATAAGATAATTTTTGATAGAAAGGTTTTATTTTCAACGTTAAACTCAGCCAAAGCCTGTCTTTCCGATACAGGCTTGACGATACTTAAATGTTTTCGTTTTAAATATATAGCATCAGAGAATGCGATAGAGGTTACTTCATACAACAACCTCAATGAGATGCGTTTGATTATTCCCGTTATTGATTCAGATTGCAATGACGGGCAGGAGTTTGCAGTAGATGGGATAAGACTTGTAAAGTTACTCAAAACAGTAAGGGATTCCATTGTTTCTGTAAAGATATATGATGAAGAAGTTATATTTTCTTACAATGGAAGTGAAGCATCTTTCTTTGCGGAAGATGTAGAATCTTATCCTGATATAAAGATAGGGAAGCGTGGAACTGGAGTAAGGGTTAATGTGAACAGGAATGATCTATATAGAGCATTAAAAAGAAATATAGGATTTAATGATACCAGTGACGTTGTTAATAGTCTTAGTGGGGTTGGAATAAATTTTATTTGTTCCAATAATTGCATTGATATATGTTCGTCCGATAAGATTGTATTTGTCAGAGATGTTGTAGAATGTCAGCAAGACATATCCAAGGATTTGTGCATAAATGTAATGCCTACATCAGTAAAGGAAGCGTTATCCTTTCTTGAAATGTTGTCAGAAGAAAATGTAACCGTTTCTGTATCTGATGATGAAAGGGTGATGTCTATATCTTATGGGGATTTCGGGTCTGTCTTTAATTGTACTCTGATGGAGGTTAAGTTTGTAAACTACTTGCCATTGGTAAATAATATAAAATCAAACTTTAATTACTTTATAAAAGCAAGAACTAACGACTTGATAGATTCCCTTTCAAGAATAAAGGTAATGTCAGATGTGTATAATATATCACATTTTGTTTGCAGGGAGGAAGATAATAAAATGGATATAACATACACAAATGATGCAGGATATAAAATATCGGAAAATGTCGGAATTGAAGGATATTGTCAAGGGCGTTTGGATTGCAATCTGAACATTGAAAAGATGATTAACGCATTGAAAGTATTTCCTGGGGATTATGTTACATTGGCATATACCAATCCTGATAATAATGCTCCTATATGTATCATTAACGAAGAGGGAGATTATAAATTAATGGGCGTAGTAAACATTTTTAAGAGTTGCTAACTATTGTTTAACCTATCGAATATACAGTTTTATTATTTTTGCAATAAAAATATATAAGACATGGAAGATAAAGAAAGAACAATTCAGATTCTCGCTGAAACAATAGATAGGTTAAACAAGACTATAGAATCACAGAACAGTCTGATTGAGGATTTAAGAAACAGGCTTGAAACAATTCAGAACGAATATAGCCCTTCAATTATGACCGTAGGCGTATTGATAGAAAAGTTGAATAATACAAAGACAAGAAGCGGAAAGGTAAGATTTGAAGCATTATCAAAACATATAATGCCATATCTTACCAATCAGCTTTATGACGAGTATGATTTTAATGATACCATCCCTACATTCAAGGAAGTTCCATCTATTGAAAAGCCTGTAAATCGTGATATGATAGATGATATGATCAATGTTATAAAGTCAAAGAGAAAGATAAGTGAATCATCTCAAAAGGCATATCTTTTAATGCTTAAAAGAATATTGTCCGAATCAAAAGAGATGAGTAAATATATCAATGATTATATTATCTCTCTAGACGTAAAATCTCCTTCAAATATATCTCTTACGGAGGAAGAAATAGAACTATTCTGGAATGTTGAGCCATTTGACGTTACGGAAAAAATTGTAAAGAAATTGTTTCTGATACAATGCTATACTGCCATGAGATATTCCGATATTTTCAGATTGAAAGATTCTATGATGGAGGGAAATGTTATTTCGTATATATCAAAAAAGACAGGTAAGAACGTTGAGGTTCCTGTACCTTCCAAGATTATAGAAATGATAAAAGAGGTTAGATCGTTCGATAAATACAATATAGAATCTTCGTTAAAGACAACAATGAACGAAGTTCTACCAACCCTTGGGTGTAGAGCAGGTATAAACAAGCAGGTATTTGTAAGACGGGCTAATGTACTTATGAAAGGGCCGAAATATCAGTTCATCAAGACACATACAGGACGTAGAACAGCTATTACAAGATGGGCTAATATGGGAATACCAGAAGCAGAACTAAAATCTATGGCTGGTCATTCTGATATAAGAACGACTAACAGATATATTACTGCAAGCGTATCAAATAAAACTAAAAATATTTTAACGGATGGAAATTTTGGAGAATGTGCTGTCTATTGACAAAATGAAACACCTGCAAGAACTTGGAGTTAATACAGGTAATGCATCAATTACTTGGATGTTATATCCTTATGAAGAAGGAAAACAACCACAATTATCTTTACGAGAGTGGAAAACTTTCAAGGAACCGTTCAGAAAAGAACATTGTATCCCTGCATTTACTTTGCTTGACATTTTGGAATTGTTGCCAAAAGAGATAAAAATAGGAACGGATACTTATTGGATTACAATGTATTTTAATGACAATTGTTGGCATATATGTTATTCCATGTCTGACGAATTTGATTATTATCAAGAATTTTTATCCTACTCATTAATAGACGCATCTTATGAAATGTTATGTTGGTGTGTTGAGGAAAGATTGATATCATAAAGATAAAACGGAATTAATTCAAAACGACTTGGGTTTGAGCCTTATGTGAGCGTGAATCGTAATACAGGTGCTCTTATAAAAAAGGAGGATATGAATTTACTCGAAGAATGCGTGAGGCGTGGAATTATCAAAATATCAAAATAACGAAAAATAAACAATATCATGGAACAGAAAACATTTGAAGAAATAAAGGAAGAACTATTACTGCGCGCCAAGAAAGCAGGTGCCTGTCAAATAGGTTATGCGATGGGATTAAGGAGTCAATGCAAGGCTGATATACTTAAGGCTATTACTGATAACTAGTCTTGGGTGTTACGAACAGCAAGAATAGTAGATGCAGAATATTTAGAAGACAATTTTGATGAAGAAGATCTAGCGGAAGCTGGTATCTATACACAAAAATACCATGAGGTAACAACAACATCTTTTGCCTGCGACAGCGCAACAGTGAAAGCCTACGGCAGCGCAACAGTGGAAGCCTACGGCAGCGCAACAGTGGAAGCCTACGACAGCGCAACAGTGAAAGCCTACGGCAGCGCAACAGTGGAAGCCTACGAAAATTCTTATGTTGAAGATTTAACAGGTAATATTAGGCCCCAGTCTGGATATGCAGTAATCAAGGATTATTACAACCATAAGATTTACATCAAAAAAGGGAGATATCAGATTATAGAGGTTGATTAATAGCTTGATGATAATACAATTAGAATTTAATTGGTAATAATTACCATTTACCTGACATCAGGAAAATGGTTCAAAACAAATGAGCAATGAGTAAAACAACAATTTATTACCTATTCCTAGTAGTAATGTATATGCTGCTAGGATAGGTGGAAAGGAGATATATGAAACAGACAGTAGAAGAAGTGGCACGTGAAGCGGCAGAAGATTGTTATGAATGCCATTACGATGATAGCTTAGAAATGAGATTAGTTAAAGAGGCATTCAGACAAGGTGCCGAATGGCAGTCCAAGCAATCGCCTTGGATAAGCGTTAAGGAACGGTTGCCAGAAGAGTTAGAAAGTGTTTTGGTTGGGACTAATTACGAGGGCAGATATTATTACGAAGTAGCTTTTGTAATGAACGGGAAGTGGGTATGCCATAATAGTAAACCCATCTATTGGATGCCCATCCCGTCTTTCGATGATATACTCGAAGCTAACAGGGATGTACTTGAACGAATTAAAGAGAAAGGGGACTAATATGGAAAGGTACAGAATCATACGAGGAGAAGGGTACAACGGTTGTATTCCCATAATAATATATTGGGTACAAGTCAGAAAAGACAAACGTATTTCATACGAATGGGTGAATGTAAAGGGCTTTGACACCTATAAGAGAGCTAAAGAGTTGTTGAATGTTTTAAAATGAGGAATTGATTATGAGCAAATATAGATACAGAGAAGTAAAGAACTATATCCATAACGAACTAAAGTTGACTAAAGAGGATATAAAGGATATAATAGTTCCAATCGTGAAAGAGGAAGTTAAACGTATCTTCCATAACACCTATGGGGACGATGTTAATATAGAGAGGTGGATTCGTTGTATGGTTTCTGACGAGATAAAGAAAAACGGTGATTTCTTAATGATAAGAAATTTGTGTAGGGAGATAATTAAGGAGGAAATTGTCGATAGGTTGTCAATTGATATAAGCCTTAAAAAGAAGGAGGAATAATTATGAGTATGTTTACGTTAGAGGAAGTGAATCAAGCGATCAATATGGCAGTTGACGAAACATCTAGAAAGGCAGTTGAAGTTCTTTCGTCTGTATTGGACAATTGGGTACATGGCGGTGATGCAGATTGTATCATTGCGGAGTTTGAGGAAAAGTTAAATGAAGCAATTAATGGATAAAAGATGATGGGTGTATAGATGAAAACCATGAAAGGAAATATATTTGACAAAATAAGAAAAGCATATAATAAATACATAGAGTATATGATTGCTTGTGATGATATAGCCAAAGAAGCACAAAAACATATAGATTGGGATGATAATGTTTCATGTGAATATTATCCGTCTGATGGGATATGTATAATGATAGACGAGCATGTTTGTTATGCTAATACATTCTTTGACTTGGTAGAAGAATCAGAAAACGGTATGATTGATAGGAAAACGTATATGAGAAATTGTATTTGATTATGAAAGTAAATAACGGAATAATAATAGACGGAGTGTTGCATGAATTGTGCGTTGGAATATGTGATGAGTGCTCATTACAAAATGAGTGTGATGATAGTTCAGAAATCATTTGCGATATAGCTTATGAAAACCCAAACATGGACCAGTGCTTTGTCAGTCGTGGGAAAGTAACGGATATTAAGATAGATAAGGAGGAATAATTATGGGATTTACAACACCGTGTTTTATACGCAAAAATACACAGGAACTTCGGAGAGGGCTGGAAGAATTGGGGTATTCACATGGTAAGCCTAAATATTATGCAGATGATGATAATAAGTATGATTTTATTATGTGTCATAATGGAATATTCTTTTTACTATCCCAAAAGAATCATGTGATAAGAAATGGGCATCCTTTGAAAAAATATGGAAGTGTTGATTGCGGAACGAATGAAGAACTATTCCTGGCTATCGCTGCATTGAGGGATGATAGTAACTACATGCAGTGGTTTATAGCAGATTCCATTCTTAGCGTTTTTTATGGCGATTCTATTGGTAATGATCATTATTTCACAGAACTCAAAGGCATTATGTTCTTTTGGGATGAAAATTGGGATAATGCAACCATTATTTTAGGACGTTATCACAAGGCCACCGTAAACGAACTGATTGAACATTTTAAAACAAAGGAGGAACAATGAAAGCAAGAGTAAAATCAACAGGAGTTTTGGTAGATGTAACTCCCCAATTAAACATCAACTCTCAACATAGCAAAGATTATTTATATGTATGTGATAACATGGTTTACAGAGAATGCGAACTTGATTTTTCAGCTATTGACTGGGAACAGAGGCGATATGAACTAGCGAAAGCTGCCATGCAAGGATTTTGCAGCAATTCACATGAACAGGTAATGAATGCTAGTTTAAATATGACAGTAGAATGGAGCCTTGGTTTCGCTGATGCGCTAATAAAGAAATTGAAAGGAGAATAAAATTATGACCGAAGAACTTGTAACATTAGAAACAGCAAAGATGCTGAAAGAGAAAGGATTTAATGAGTATTGCAAAGATATTATTAATCATAAGGGTATAATGATGGAAACCATATTTAGAACTAGTAAGGATTTACCTAAATTATTTTATTCTTGCCCTACTCAATCCGTTGCCCAGAAGTGGTTACGTGAAACCAAAAATATTCATATATGTGTATATAACTGTGCTTGTGGCTATGGATACGAAATATCTAAAGCTGACAATGGAACTCATATAACTAGTTCTGTTTATGAAGGAACAAATGACGGAGGAAAATGGGATACCTACGAAGAAACACTTGAAGCAGGTTTACAGGAAACATTAAAATTGATATAAAAATGAAAAGAATAATTACTGTCCAAGACATGATTGACGAACTAATGTTAGTTGTCAATAAGGATGCTGAAATAAATATCGTAATGAATACAGGAGATTATCAAACTGAATACATTCCTGATCTATATGATTTTTCTGTCATTGATTTTACTGATGTACATCCTGATGATGGAAACTCGGAAAATAAAGTGGTAATAGAAATGTTTCGTTAAAAGAGAAATAAATAACACTCAAAACATAAAAGAAATGAATACAACTTTTGAAAGATCGTCTAATAGTACCGATGAATGGTACACACCGAAAGAAATTATAGACGCATTAGGTGAATTTGATTTAGACCCATGTGCCCCATTAGCCCCCCCCCTATAAAACGGCAAATGTCATGTACAATAAAAATGACGATGGGTTAAAACAGGAATGGAAAGGACGTGTTTGGTTGAACCCACCTTATTCCCGTCCTCTTATAGAATGCTTCGTTAAACGGATGGCAGAACATGGAAACGGTATTGCTTTACTTTTCAATCGCTGTGATTCAAAGATGTTTCAGGATGTGATATTCGAAAAGGCAACGGCAATGAAGTTCTTGCGTAACCGAATCAGATTCTTCCGTCCAGACGGAACTCGTGGGGATTCTCCTGGCTGTGGCAGTATTCTCATCGCTTTTGGTGAAAACAACGCGGAAATATTAAGAAACTGTGATATAGCAGGTAAGTATGTTAGGATCAATTAGAATGGCAAAAAAGATGAATAAGGAAGAATTTTTAAGCAAAAGATACGCCATTGATTTAAAGATAAAAAAATTGAATGGAGAAAAGGAACAGTTGGAAAAGGAATACATTGAATCCAACCAAGTATTCCCTATTGGAAGCAAAGTCTGTATAACGGTCATGGCTCATAAAAGGAACAATGAAAGGATATTAGTTCCCGAAGCGAAGAAGTTAGCCTATATTGCAGATTATGATATTGATGATAACGGAGAGGTTGTACCCTCTTTAAGACAGTTGGATTGCAATGGGGGCATGTCAGCAATACCTTTATTTGTTAATTTAAAGAAGGCTATAATTGAATTAGCGTAAATCAGATTAGGAATGAATATGAGTGGAAAAGATGTATTAAGGCTATTACTTATCAGTTACGGTTTTTGCCGTAATATTGAGATAAGTACTTATATTGGAGATGGTGGATGGATTGGTTACGAAGTATCGGCTAGTAATGACGATGGCATTGAATACTATGCAGTAGATTGTGAAGGTTTACTTTTTCATATATACGAGATACAGAAATTTATGAGAGATGGAAATATTGAACCTCGTTTAATGCTTGGAAACTCTAGCAACAAACATCTTCTTTCAGATGAGTCTTTAAATAAGCTACTGAATATGTCAGAGAATAAAAATTACTGTAAAACAAACCCTTATGAATAGGCGTAAAACTGATATAGATATGAACAATTTAAAACTATATATTGCCCGTGACGAAGGCAAATGGGATGAAGATGTACAAAAGGCAGGAGAACTGAACCTGTTCTATGACACCCCGCAACTTCTGTTTAACGTAAAAGACTGGACATCATACTGGGGGAATGCCCGTAAGATAGCACATATTCCATCATACATGTATCCTCAAATCAAGGATAAGGAGTGTTATGTTTTCAACAATCTTGAATTATACCAAAGTTTCAACTAATAAGAGAGAGGATAGGCAGTTAGCCTATCTTCTCTTTTCGTATTTTCTTTTCATTTTTCTTCTTTCCACCCGTGTCATTCCCATGCTTTGAGCAATACCGAACAGGATTTCCTTTTCCGAATCGTTAAGCATATCATATACTTCTTCTTTGCTTTTTCCGCTAATCATAGCCATAAAAATCTTTTTCATAATGATTTATTTTAGTTTTTTCTTACAACAATCGCAAATTTCGTCTTTTATAGGCTTTGTAAATAAAGCACCTACATATCCTGCAAGATATCCGGCTTCTTCTGATGAAGGCTTTATGCCGTAATAGTCAATTATATGACCAATCATGTGTTGTTTTTCATGCTCCAGTGTATTCATAAATTCTTCATCAGACGTACTGTGACTGATAATAATTACAGTACACTTGTCGTTTGAATATGTGACACCATAATTGTATTTTTCAGTCTTTATCTTATCCGTTATCCTGTTCAGCAAATGAAAAGGACAGCCAATATATTCCAGTCTGTATATCGCTCTTAAATAAGAGTATTTATCCACAGAATAGAATACATCAACCGTCCAATCATATTCCTCAATGTATAGTCTTTGGCGTACCATAGCAATCAGATATAATCCTCCCAAGAGAAAGGTGTTCCACAGGCTATACACTTTGCGTAATACTCGTCAAGAGCACGGGTAGGGCTTCCGTCAACATCGTCAAGATAGTCTTTTACAAACATACAGGCATATTGCTCATTGACTATGGATGAACCCATATAGTCGGCACGTACCATATTCAATACATAAACCTTGTTGTATTCCACATCATTCTTCAACTCAACATTGAATTGCTTCATTAATGTTTCCACTTGATCCTTGTCATACGGGTGTATTTTGTTTCCGTTCCTGTCTTTCATTTTGGAAACGGCATATTCACATAATTTCTTAGAGAAGTTCCATCCGTGTTCCGCAAGATATTTTTCCATTCCCGAAGGAAGTTTCTCATATACATCTAATCTCGTTCTTTCCATAGCTTTTGTTTTTAAAAAGATAGCCCGTAGCAAACCACTACGGGCTTAAACCAATTTAATTAGCGTCTACGTCTGGCGTAAGGACCAGTACCTTTGACTCCGCGTCTTTCTCCGTACTCATCATCATCATCCCACATTCTTTCGCCATAACCGCCTCCACTTCGTCCGCCACGTCCGCCACGTTCACCATAGCGATCTTCCATTTCTTCCATAGCGTCACGATAACCTTCTTTATACGCTTTTTCTAATTCCCGGTCCATATCTTCACCTTCAAAGCTACGGCCCATTCCATATACTTTCCAACCCATAGTATTTATTTTTTATTGTTGTTGTTATTATTATTGTTTGTATGTTGCACGTCAGGCAATTTGATACCAGAAGCAGCAAGTTGTGCAAGTATATCCTTTATCTGTGACAATTCACCTTTAAGTTCCTTCATCTCCTTGTCCTGCTGTGCCTTTTCGGCAAATGCAGGATTCAACGCTGTAAGCATCTCATCGCAGCTTTTGATTACTTTCTGATGGTATTCCACAGATTCCACAACCCTTACACTACTTATTTTCATTGCTTCTATCTCTGCATTGATGGCATCCTTGCTTTCCGATACAACCACATTTCCGCCTACTTGGGAAAAGTCTGCTATACTAAGATTGGCTGGCAACTTTTGAAAATCAAGAGTATCATCTCCAACCTTAACTTTCACATCCACAACCATTTCATTTTGCGGAAGAGGATATGCTGTATATCCGTTCTGATATTTAGGAACAGGATTTGAAACACTTACCACAGTGCCCACATCACATCTTGGGTTTTCCCCTTTATGCAATATGAAAAACTGCTGTCCTTGTCGTATTGATTGAAACATACTTATTCTAACTTTTTAATATCATTTTACAGTGCTTCTAGCCTGTGCGGCAGTAGCAGGTGCAACGATATGATTAACTACTTGAAATATCCCATTACATTTGTCGTAATAGACAAAGTATTTATTGCCTTGTGAAATTTCACTAGACGGAATCTGATCTCCCGAACCGTTTACCAAAGGAACCTTGCTTGTGGATGTTGATGTGGTATTTGTCAGTGTGGTAGCCACAGAAACAAGATACCCGTCAGATCCAGCAGCAGGAACATGATTTACACTCAAGAGCAAAATACCTTGATTTGGCAATCGCCTGAACAGGCACGGGCTAATACCATAGATAACCTCTGAATTTGTCGTGTCTGTTGTTACAGAAGATGTCCGAACAAACGGTATCCCTCCAAAGTCAAGTCTATGTACCCCTCTAAAACGGTTGGCATTATATCCCATCATATAAGGATTAAAAAAATAACTCATAACTTTTCCCTTTCTTTAGAATTTTACTAGGTAATTATATACGATTAATTATACACGTACATATTGACGCTTCACCGCCCCGACTACTGCCGACCACTCCACGCCCCCAACCCCTTCTACCAAGGGTGATACTAATTTTGTTAAATAGTGTTTAATTGGTTGTAAATGCCATTCATTATTTGGCATCGGGATAAGAGTTTCTGACCTGTAATTTATATACAAGTCAAAGAACTCTTAACTACACTTTAGCAATTGCAACCACAGTTGTCACCAGCAGCGTAACCTGCACCAAAACCAGCCATGAACGGATAACCTCCATAGCAACAATTTGGGTTAGGCACAAAATATGCTGGAACCGGGCACGGAGCCTTAAGTTGTCCAACTATATTTGCAGTCTGAGCCTGTTGAGAAGCAGCCAGAGCCAAATTGCTGTTTTCCTGTCTAAGTGCATCTATCTTGTTTTGCATTTCACGCATTTCAAGCTGACAGAACTTGTCATTGATGATAGCTGTTTGAGCGTCTATCTTTGCGCCAAGAATGTTGAACTGAGTGTTTGCATTGCTAGTCAAAGTATTAGTCTGTTCTACAGTAGCCAAACGGCTATCACATCCCTGACGTTCAATAGCTGTACGGATATCGCAGCAGCAAGAAGCAAGCTGAGAACCGATAGCTGCACTATTGGACTGAATTGAGTTGATGATCTGTTGAGAGGAAAGACCTACCTGGTTACCAACTTGCTGAATCTGTCCTTGAATTTGGCAGATAGCATTCTGCAACTGTTGAGTAGAGCAGTTCAAAGAACTAGCCAACTGATTGATAGCTGTTCCGTTTCCTTGAATAGCGTTCATCAACAATTCACGTCCTGCTTCATTGTTCAATTGAGCAGGGATTCCGTTTGCTCCATTGCCAAACCCGTTACCGAATCCGTTACCACCCCACAGGAAGAAGAGCAGGATAATCCAGATCCAATAACAACCAGCACCACCCCAAGCGTCTTGATTTTTGTTTCCATTCATCAAGGCAGCTACAAGATTGGGGTCTAATCCTTTATTCTGCAACAGTGCAGGAATCATTGACATAATACCTGCGCTTTCTCCAGCGGCAGGATTGTCGAACATAAAAATTTTGTCTGAACCCATAATATTGTAATTTAATGTGTGTGTATTATAACTCCCGTAAAGACTGTGCACTCATCTTTACGAGTGTAAATTTACAACATGGATTGCCTAAACAAAAATAAAAATTTCGCAGTATAACCTATTGTGTTTCAGATAGTTTAAACTTGTTAAAATAAGTTATTTGCTTGTGTGTTGTTTTTCCTATTCGTATATTAGCGCAATAATTTTAAAATAGAGGAATTGAAGATGAAAGAATTAAAAAAATGGAATAATAATCCAATAAAGATTACGTATTTAATACCTAGTGGAAACAAGTATGCTTATATAAAATTAGGTGACACTGTTGATCTGACGAACGGAACATATAAAATAACCGCTTTGGATAATGAAGAAAACATTTTCCAAGCGGTTAATATGGAGAATAAAGATGATTGTGTTACAATGTATGCGTATGAGGTTGTCTAGCTTTTAGTCTTGTATTTGCCCCTTGACTTCTTTGGACGTATAAGCCCGTTGTTTTTAAGAGCATCCAATGTTTCTTTCAAATAAACGGGTTTTGTCATTCCTTGTACTCTCACGGGAGATAATAACGGTTGTACGGGATGAAACTTAGTACCTTTGTATGTAAGCCTTGCAAACTCGGTGTCACTCACATCAAGATACTTTATGGCATTTTCTCTATCAAAATAAGACGGTATGAAGTTGATTTGTTTATTGCGTCAGTAAGGAAGTTGAACTGTTCCGCATCAACATTCGAGTTTCCGCTTTTCAATGCTAGAGATATTCCGTCAAGTAAGGAAGCTAATATAGTGTTATAATTCATGCCCATGACTTACTCGATAGATGATATGTTTGCTGTTCCCGTAACACTCACCTTGCTTCCTGGTGTGACTGAAAAATATTCCACCGTTCCTGCCGGGAGAAGCATTCCTGTTGGTGATATTCTGCTTGATCTGCTTTTCGTTTCCTGTACCAATGAGATACGGCATCCATCCGATGTCGCTACTCTTATAAGGTTTGACAATGCTGTGTATTCCTTGTTGGTTACATCTTCCGATGCTGATATTCTTGCAGCTACGATACCTTTTAACGCTTCATCCTTTGAAGCGTTTTTGGTGGAGAAATACCCACCTATCTGTTGTTTATCATTGTTTTCCATATCCTTTCAAGTAAGATTGTTTCACACTTTCGGCAAACTCGTTCAGCTTTACATAATCCGGGTCAAGTTTGTTTAAAATACCTTTTCTGAGAGCCGCTTCTTCCTCACCGTTGGGAAATTCATCCTTTATGGCGGCATCTACCGTTTTGTCGTATGATACAGGGTTCTTTACACGCTGTACATCGGCTTTCCACTTTTTGACGAACTTTTCCTGTACAATATTTCCCATATCGTCCGTTTCGGGTTCGTCAACTTGTTCAATGTTTAAATGAACATTGCTATATCCAGTGCCTAAATCAAAGATAAAGGCAGGCTTCTCGTCAAAAATCAAACCTCTTTCCATAGTTTAAATATCTAATGTTCCATCAAAATAATAACCCCTATTGAATTTTATGACAACATCTTCCAATGGTAAAAGGCTTTTGTCTACTTGGGAAAGGAATGCTCCTAATGTTTCGTATCCGCCTTTCACAAAGCATTTTTCTCCTTTGAACAGTATCTGCATTCTTACCCATGTACTATTGTCCTTCTTTGTAGATGGTCTTACATCAAAATCAAGAATGTCTATATGCTCATCGACAAGTTTGTCTATCTTTATATCCTTTCCGTCAAACTTTCTTGACACTCTTATATTTAAGTCACTAATCTTTGTCATGTGGCTATTATTATTAACTAAAACTTTATTAATTAAGTTTTTAGAATCACAGTGCATCAACATACCCATATAACTCGTAATTGATTTTGGGTTATTACGTTTTGACGCAAAGTTTTTCTTTATTCTCTTTCTTATTTTGGTATGACCGGGAGTAAAGACGAATCCACCGAAATCTATTCCTTCTGAAACGGGGAATATCCTGTATTTTTTCTTCATCTCTAGTTTCTTTTCATACCACAGGTAATTTCTTATCCTCCACAGCCATTCATGCAACTGTTTCTTGTCGTGGGATAATATCACCATATCATCGGCAAATCTGAAATAATGCTTTACTTTGAACTGCTCCTTTATAACATGATCCAAAGACCTTAATACCAAATGGCTTCCTATCTGAGCGTCAGGATTGCCAATAGCCAGACCTTTGTTGCTGTAATTAAGCGTATTCATAAGCCATAACGCATCCCTGTCTTTCAAGTCTTTGCTATATGCCTTCTTGTAAACGCTGTGTCTTACGGACGGATAAAACTTCTTAATATCCATTTTCAAAACGTATATTTTTCCGTTTTTGTCCATTTCAAGCAATGTCCGTTTCATCTTTCTCACAAGGGAATGCTTTTTAACCTTACTTGTAATACCCCTTTTGGGCAGACAGTTATATGAATCAAGTGTAAGGCTTTTTGTCCATCTGTCCATCATGGGTACCAAAAGGCTGTGCTGGATAATCCTGTCCGGGTAAAACGGGAGTTTGTGTATCTCCCTTACCTTTCCTGCATCAGTCACTTTCTCTATCACCTCATACTTGCTTACATGGTATGATTTGTCTTTGAGCATCTGATAAACATTCTGATGATATTCATCCTTATGTTTCTCATAATCCCTCACACCCCTGTGATTCCTCTTTCCTTTCTTTGCCTTTTCAGCAGCAGAGATAATATTATCCATACTGCCTATCGTTTCAAAAATATTATTCAATCTTTTCATCTTACGTGCTTTTCTTTGTCCGTTGAGCCAAAGATAACTAACTTTCCATATACCTACAACTGTAAATGTACTAATAAGTTCCCATTCTCAAACAATGGGTTGTCTTGACATTTTCCATCTTCCTGACGAGGCTTCTGTATAGCAGTAATTTTTTTTAGCACGTTAGCTGCCACCGATGTTCGTGTTCGCAGTTTCAGGGGCATTGTTCGCATTACCATTCCGCAGAGAACAATTGTCGTTGTCCGACTTACCACCAAAGTAAACACCACCATTCTACAGACCGCCTTTTTTCAACTAACCGCCTTTGACAGACTTATTTAACTTTGCTGACGCATTTGGTTAGATTTTTAATTATGCAAACTTAAACATTATTAATATATTTTGCAAGTTTTGGGAGGGGGATTTTTCACTTCGTGAAAAATTAGGGTTGGGTTATTGTACAACGAAAGCCGCCACCGAGGTTCGTAGCCGCAGTGCCAGGGGCATGCTTCGCACCACCAGCCCGCAGAGAACAAGTGTCGAGGTCCGACCTACCACCAAAGAAAACACCACGCCTTCCAATCTTACCCGAACCTGCATTTCCCGTAAACCAGTTGTAATGGCATTCCCCCGTGTGAAGATTGCTTCCCTTGACCTCTCCAATAAGAGAGTTCTTAAAGTTCTTCGTTATGCATCCTTCACCTCTAGCCATAGAACCGACAAATTCATATGTGTTCTCAAATCCATAAGATTCCCCGGGATTCTTATCTGCGGCTACATTGTCTGTAGTCAGATTGTTTACGTCATAGGTCTGATAAATATCTATGGATGTAGAATCGTGCATGACACAATCTATCCCACTGTACCACATCCATATATCTCCCCACCCGGCAATACGTCCCCGAATGATAGGTTGCGTGAAGCATATTTCTATTTCACGATTTGTCACTGCCGCATTATCTGGAATACTCCACCCACTGGTTACAGTTGCATTGACAAATTTGGCTACGATACCTGACATTTCCCCGTCAGCCAATCCGTTATGACCTTGGAAGTTGTAGTATTTGTATTTTGTGCTTTCATATTCAAACTCGGTGTCGGGAGCGACATTGTGTTCCTTTGCGTATGACATGGCAAGCTGCGCTTCAAACATCTTCATGCAAGGACGGTAGTTGTTTATAAGCTGTGAAAAATTGTAAGCAGTTCCTGTTTCTGATGCTTTAAATCCTTGCCCGTTCATCTTGTAATACACATAGGTCTGACCGTCCGCCTTCTTGAATCTGACGCCTGTCATTTTCCCCCAGCTTGACGCATCGGGGGCTGAATCGTTGGATGATATTCCTTTTCCGCAAACAGACTGTGCGTGTAGGTCTTTTGTTCTGAATTTGATAAAGAGAAGCGTACACCACACTTCAAGGTCAAGAACGAAAGCATTTGCATAAGGATAGTTCTTCGTAATGTTCGGGTTCTTTGCCCTGGCGTATTTCTCGTAATCAAAACGTGACACGTTTGTCGTAGGCCATCCATTTCCTTCCATTATGTTCACGCCTAGATTTCCTACTGATGTTGTTCCTTTTACCGTGTTGTCAAAAATAGATCTCTGCTTCCCATCCTTTATCGTGGAGTAACCGATACTCATTCCGAACGGTTTTATCTCTATGGCCGTATCGCCACCGTATGTAAACGGAGCGTCACTGACGAGCCTTCTTTCGTATGTATCATCCGTTCCTCCGTTGATTATCCAGAAAGGCTTGGTGTTTACAAGCATGATGTCGCTTCCATCATCTGTTACATCAGTTCCGTCAATAACAATATTTGACGGGCTACCGTCAGCCATTTTGAAGAAATTGGTCTGGTCAAGAAATCCGACTACCTTACCGTCCTTTACCTTTGCCACATGGAACGAGTTTAGGATGGGATGGGATTGTTTGAACTCTTCCTTTCCTATCCATGTCTGAAAGACCGGGTCTGACTGTCCTCTTCTCATCTCCACTCCATATATGTTCCCCTGCTGCATCTTTATCTGTTCGAGAAGCGTTTTGTAGTCATTGGTGAAGTCGTTTGTGGATAACGCCTTGCCGTCCACCTTGTCCACCTTCTTGTCTAGGGCTGCTTTCTGTGCGGTGGATACGGGCTTTTCGGCATCGGACGTATTGTCCACCTTTGACAGACCTATATTGTCTTTCGTTATATTGACATTCCCTGTCCTGTAAGACTGTTCGGCATTACCTTTCACGCCTATGACGGTATTCTTCTGTGCACCTTCCTGTATCCCGTCAAGTTTGGTTTTTAACTGGGTAGTAAAGTTGTTGTCGGTATGCACATAGCTTTCGTCCTTTACCATGCCCTGTCTTATCTTGGACACCGTGACGGATTTGTTCTGTTTAGGGTCCCCTGTCACACACGGTATCATCTCTTCTCCCGTAGCGGTTTCAACGGGAGGCATCTGTGAAATTTTAAGATTATCTTCCATTTTTTTTATTCTGTTAGTATTAAACCATCGTTTTCAAGCAATATGCTGTATCCATTTTCAGTGATTACGGTATTCCGAAGAACCTCTAGCGTTATCCTTGAATCGGCAAACTTCCATGAATTGTCAGAAAACGGCATATACCCGTCTTTCTTTACAGACAGCGACATCGTGCTATTTGCCATACCCCGTACTTTCACTGTACCGTCAGACAATGTTTTGTACTGTATTCCACCAACAGTGACCACAGCACCCTGTATAGGAGAACCCGATACATCTACGACCGTTATCGTTACGATAGCCTTCGGTATATAGTAGTCAATCAAATCCTGCTCGGTGAATCCGTCATTCTGTTTGGTGGGAACTGAATCGAAACCGATGGAGTTGTAGAAAGCTGAACTAATCCATCCGCTATTATGGTCAGTATTGCTAAAGAATATAGGAGTTTTAGTTTTATCACCTGTCACATCATTGTTTACTATGGTGATTATTTGCTTTTTGTTTAACAAAGCGGAAACTATTGTAGATTCATTCAGTGTTCCATCAATATAGGTCTTGCCGTTTGAGTTCCTACTATTATAAGCAATACTACCTTTGTCATTGAATACGGCAAACAGCCAAGGTTCAGTAGTATTCAGTCTTTGGTCATAGATAAACTTTCCATCAACAAACGGATTAATAGTAGTAAACAACACCTTAACGCCATGCTGTAAGTTCTGTATTTGCCCATAATCATCTACCCCATCAGTTACTAGGGCGTTGGGATATCTAGGTATAAACTCTATTGTTACATCCATATCTCCTGCACTTCCTGTAACTCCTATGGCGTTGTATAATGATGTAGTTCCTTCTGGATAAGTCAATGTGACTTCATGTTCTCCGTTGTCAAAAGTATAAAATCCGCCATTTCTGTTTACCAAACTAATTTGTCTGCCATCAGAAAGACCTGTAACCTTAAACTTATGCGTTGGGTTAGAGTTTGCCGGAACTATATTTACCATGTTATCTGTGGTGGATAGTTTTTTAGTAATATGAATAATTCTGTTATCTGTAACAGTAACATTTGCTCTATCGGGTAGAATATTGGTGCTAGAAATATCATACCCACCCACACCGCTCATTGCCACGAACATGAAATTGTTAAGTTTCAGCGGTCTGTTGTTTCCACTGAAATCCTGCAAGTATGGATTGGCTTTTAGTATCTCGTTTGTGGGAACGGATTGTCCTGACGGTAGCTGGGTGATGGTGATATTACAAGCACCGACAATATTGCCGTTTCTGAATGACAGATTACCTTTTACAGTTTCCAATGGCGGAATATCATAGGTTCCGTCTGATGTGATATTGACTAATTTCACATCAGCACTATATCCCCAGTATAATTCCTGCCCGTCAACTATACCTTTCACTTCCACTTTCATTCCTGGGAAATTTTTTGTTTGGTCAGGAATGTAGCATTTTACTGTATCGTCCAGTGTAGCAAATCTAGTTATGACAAATGAGGTGCTTGTTATAATTACATCAGCATTTACAGAGGGATGCGACCTCCAGTCATTAAAGTTTTGGCTGTATGTATCCACAGGCTTTGACATATCATACCAGAACACCATGTGTTTTGGTATCCATTTTTCTATCACCTTGTTTATATCGGTTTTTCCTGTACCTGCCGATTTTACAAGTCCAAGTTTTCCTATGTTAAAAAAACCTATTTTTCTCATTTTTCGTCCATTTTAACCCACTCATCAGATAAAAGCAGCTTCTCAAACTCTCTTGTGCCAGTGTCGTATGTGTCGTAAGGGAAAGGGTGTTCCGTTCCGTCCTCAGGTAACGTCATAGGCATCACTTCCATAACCTTATCGGTATGGAGCATATAATACAGACCGTCTGTCGATTGTCTGAAAACGGACAGGTCATCTTCCGAAAACATAATCTCGGCATCTATTTTTGGTACTATAGAAAACTGCATATTATGAATTTTATCTATTATCGCAAAGATAATTAAAAAAAGTTAAACGTATTGGTTGCATACAGTTTTATGTCGTATATTTGCTGAAAATTTAAAAAAAATATAACGATGAATGTATTAAGCCTTTTCGATGGAATGTCGTGCGGACGGATAACACTTTCCGAACTTGGCATTCCTGTAGAAAAATATTATGCGTCCGAAGTGGACAAGTTTGCCATAAAGGCAACTATGCAGAACTTCCCTGACACCATACAACTTGGTGATGTAAGAGAGTTGGATGTTAGCTTGCTAGATAAGATAGATTTGATAATCGGAGGATCTCCATGTACGAACCTGTCCATGTCCGGCAAGAGAAAAGGGCTTTCAACGAAAGAAGGCATGGAGGTTTTAGACTTGAAAACGTATCTTGAATTGAAGGAGAACGGTTTCGAGTTTGAAGGGCAATCCTATCTGTTTTGGGAATACATACGTATATACCACGAACTTATTGAACGTGGTGACAATCCCAAATTCTTCCTTGAAAATGTGGAAATGGGAAAGAAATGGGAATCTGTGTTCAATGAAACAATGGGGAGGAAAGGAATACATATTAACTCCGCCCTTGTATCGGCACAAAACAGAAGGCGCATATACTGGACGGATATCCATGACGATATTCCACAGCCGGAAGATAGGGGTATATTGTTAAGGGATATCCTTGAAGAAGAGGTTGATGAAAAATATTTCTTGTCTGACAAGATGATTGAATGCTTGAAGGGCAGGGTAAAGACGGAAAAATTCAGTCCTGTCCAGTTCAGTCCTATCAAGTTTCCGTATGAACAAAAGGCGCGCACAATAAATACAAGATTGTTCAAGATGGGTGACAATGACAATTACATACAGGTGGATAATGATCCGATATGTGTTGCGATGCGAGGGCGTGAATCAGCCTGCCTTACTCCAAAAAGAACCGAATATGGAAAAAAGATAAGAAAGGAATATGAAGCCGGGATTGTAAAGGAACAGAGAAAGAACATCCAACAGCTTGAACCTAGGGAAGATGGAAAAACCAATTGCCTTACAACAGTACAAAAGGATAATCTGATAGTTGTTTCGGGAACGATATGTGGATTTGGAGGGAGGCATTTCCGTGAAATAAAATCTGGTAAATCATGTACACTGCTGGCAAGGGCTAGAAATGATGGAAGCACACAACCATGCGTTATAATTTATACTCCTAATATTGCCGATATTACAATTCCAAACAAATATATAAAGAAAAATATACGCAGTATAGACGATAAGGCTCATACATTACTTGCTACATCACACAAGGGAGCAATGGCAAACGGTATGATGCTAGTTGATAACGGTAATTTTCGCATTCGTAGGCTTACCCCCACCGAGTGCGCACGACTTCAAACCGTTCCCGAATGGTATATATGGGATGGAATATCCGATACACAGCGTTACAAGATGCTTGGGAACGGATGGAATATAGAAACAATCAAACATATCTTTAAATATTTGGGAAAACAATGAATGTACTAAGTTTATGTGACGGGATATCTTGCGGACGTATCGCACTGGAAAGAGCAGGCATAAAGGTAGACAAGTATTACGCAAGCGAAATAAACGAACCGTCTATCAAGGTTGCACTGGATAATTACCCCGATATAATTGAATTGGGTGATATAAAAAATTGGAAAGAATGGGATATACAGTGGAAAGATATTGATTTATTGATTGGCGGAACACCATGTCAGGATTTCTCACAGTTAGGGAAAGAGAAACTGAACTTCGATGGCGAGCGTTCGAGTCTGTTCTTTGAATACGTCAACATACTGAACCATATCAGACAGTTCAATCCTAACATAAAATTCCTGCTTGAAAATGTGAAGATGAAGTCCGAATGGGCTGATTTTATTTCGTCACATCTTGGAGTAGACTATGTGTATATCAACAGTTCCGATTTCTCCGCGCAAATGAGAGCAAGATACTACTGGTGCAACTGGGAAATACCTGCATGGAAGGACAAGGGAATATTGTTCAAGGACATCATCACGGACGGGTATGTGGAGAAAGACAAGTCATGGTGTATGCTTGAATCATGGAACAGGTTTGCCAAGAACCCCGAATCACTGTTGAGAAGATATAAAAAATCACTTACACCGCTTATATTCAAATCACCCGACTGTAATCCCGAAAAAGGATTCAGAACGCCAAATATTACGGAAGCGGAAAGATTACAGACCGTACCCGAAGGATACACCAAGTCGGTACAACCACATATAGGCATGGGGCTGTTAGGGAACGGATGGACGGTAGATGTTATTAGTCATATTTTAAAAGGATTGAAAAATGAACCCAATAGTTAGTCATATTTTTGCATTCCTTTGCGGATGCTCGTTTGTTATACTTGGTGCTATTTATTTTGGAACGAAAGGAGATTGAATGGAATAATAGACGGGGTGCTAAATGAATTGTGAGATGGAATGTGTGTAGAGTGTGATAAGTGCTTTATTAATCGTGGGAAATTAACCGATATTAACTCCCCCTTACTGATAAACGGTAAGGGGGAAGATTGTGGTTATAAACTAGGACCCATAGAAAGAAGCAATGTACTATCTTTATATGCATCACTGTTAAGGCTTACCAAATTGCTATTAATGCAATATTTTTTACTTCTAGAACAATAAGGAAAAAATATAGAACATAAGGAATATTCATAGAAAAATAAGGGTAAATTATTTACATTTTTATTTACAAATAAAATATAAATATATTGAAGTCGGAAAAACAAGTATAAAACAGATAGCTTTTATAGATTTCTACTGCCTGATGTATTTTTCCGGGGATTTTTGAGATTTTATTTGATTTTGTTTTACATTTCTACGTTTAGAATACTTCTGGTTAGCCCTTGTCAGATCCTTGATGATCGTTTCATCAAACACCTCTGAATATATCTCTGTTGTCTTGACCGATGTATGCCCCAAGAGTTTTTGGACGGTGGTTATCGGAACGTCTTGATGTACCAACAGAGTAGCACAAGTATGACGACTTGTATGGTAGGTAAATTTCTTGCTGATACGCGCCATCCTTCCCAATTTCTGCAATGTCCGATTAGTGTCCGAATTGCAACCTAATGCAGCCAGTTGTTCGATGCTGTCGTACTTCCGCATTATGCCCAGTGCCTTTCCGTTAAACAGCAGATATAGCGGGATATTGAGTTTTACGCCTGTTTTGATGCTGTTTAGGACCAGCCATTCCTTTCCATCAACTGTTACGAGATTTTTATAAGTCAATTGCTTGAAATCAGAGAATCTCAATCCGCAATAGCAGCAGAAGAGAAATGCGTCCAGTATGTGCCGGCTGTTGTTCTTCCTGTCCGGCAGTTCAAGATTCTCCAGTTTCTCCAAGTCTGCGGGCATCAAGAAGTTATGTTCCTTCTTCTCTTTCTTGATCTTGAACTTACGGAAAGGGTATGCCTCCTGTAATATATAACCTTCGTTTATTGCTTCGTTAACCAAGGTACGCAGTATTCTCATGTGTTTTCCTACCGTGTTTACCTTCAATCCTTTGTTGCGCAGAAATGCGTCAAACTCCTTTAGAAACGTATAGTTTATATCGGTAAACTCTATCACGTTCCGAAATTCCTTCAAAGTGGCTACCGTACCCAGCATATTATCTTTGGTTCCCGGTTTCCTATCTGAATTCTCTATCGTTTGTATTGCAAATTTTAAAAACGACACAACTGGTTTAATTCCCTTTTTTACAGCCTCCTTTAACGTGGAAAGGTTTGATTCAAGTCCTCTTTTCCAATAGCTAAGTTCTATAGCCTGCAACTCCAGTATTTTCTCATATAGCATTGCGTTAAGCTCATTCGATTGCGGATGGTTAATTACTTGAGCGCCATCCTTACTCCAACACTCCGGCTTTAGATAAACATTGGTTTTAAAATATACCTTTCTCTGATTCAAATAGGCTTCTATTTGGACTAGGGCTGTCCCTTGTCGATTTAACTTGTTTTGTCGGTTATAAACCAAACGGTATCTGATCTTCTCTAACATATTCAACTTTTTGTTTTTAAAGTTAAAAGAATCTTCTGTATTTACAAAATAAACCACAAAAAATGCTTCTGGGAGAACTGATGAATAGTTTGGGGTTATTCCCATTTATGTTTAGAGGGATAATGACAAATAGGAGTTATAATGATTTGATCGAAACTGGCTATTATAAGATACAAGACAACATGATTGATGGACCTAGCACTTATTGGGGAACACTTGTCGTTTTTAATGACAGTGATCAAATAACACAAGTGTTCTATCCAAACATAGACAGCACAGAAATATCCACTAGAAAAGGTAATATCAATAATTTTGTAAAGTCAGCGTGGAGAATCATTTCTTTTACATAAAATAAGCCATAGCCCCGATCTGGGAGAACTGATACCGCTTGCAACGAATGAAGCAAACGGATTGATGAGTAAAAATAATTATATTAAAATTGCTCAATCCATCATGTCTACCAAATTAATAAAAATAGAATCTTGGGATGGATATTCTACACTTGTATTTATTAGAACAAGTGGAGCAACCGGATTATATTCCATTGATGGTAACTGGGCGGACAGTGCGAAATTCACAAGATTGTCTGGTCCTTTAGGAAAGGATCACTTTAATGCATATAGAGAAAGAAATGGTAATATTTATGTAAAGACGACTACACAGTCAGAACCATTGACTGTTACGTCTGTAGGATCTAATCATGTTTTCAAATTTGAGGAATCAGATAAAGATGTTGATTCTTTAATAGTATTACAATGATCGGGAGGATCGGGTGGCACCGGTTTGTACCGGACCACCCGTTTTTTATACCAAAGATACGGTTCGCCAATAATCCCAATTAATCGCCAACAGGCAGAAATTCTTGTTTAAATTCCTACCTGTTCGAGCGTCCTAATATCTATATCTACTTTAGTTGCTGAAATGGCATTATAAATCGGTATGCGGTTGGCAAAATATGCTATAGCGTATCCCCATCCACTCACGTAAACATAATAATTGTAATCATTATCTCTATACATTCTTATTGATGACGGTCCAGAATTATGCGTAATACATAACCCATTACCACCGCCATGCATACAGATAATAGAGTAGTCATCAACTACTTCCGAATTACCTTCACCAACAATCTTAACAACCAAATTTAAATTCCTCATAAAATCAATCCTATATAAGGTTGCAGATCCTCTACCTTCTGCCATCCTTATATAGTTTTCATTTTGCAGAAGTTCTCCCAGGCATGAACCAATTGGAATTTTTCGTTAAAAAGATTTCCAATCAGTCCATAAGTTATCTGTATTGGAGTTTTTAACTCTATATTTAGCCCCTGTTGCATTATATAGTTTTTGTACGACCCCACCCGCACCATCGAAGGCATTAAATACGACCAAGGTTCCCCATACACCTTGTTTCGGCTTAACTTTATAAATACCCATTTCTATTACAGTATCCAACGCACCCGTTTCGTCATAAGATGTTACGTTGACATCGCCTCTGAACATAAATGGAAATAGTTTCAAACTTGTGAATAGTTCTCCCAGAAGTGTTGCTAAGTTGCTTTTATCTATTTGAACAATTTCACCATTTGATCTCTTTCCGAAAATAGTTACGATGTCACTTACCACCGGAACTTCATTTAATTTTTTGTCTGCCATAATTGTATTTTTTTAATTATTTATTACCACTTGAACATATCCACCCGAAACAAGATTTTCCAAATCGAATGCCATACCTATTCCGCTGTCACGGATACAGAGATAAAGAACTTCCTTATCAGTGTAATATTTGCCTTCTTCCAGCACCATGTTATGTACCCAAGGTATAGGATCATCCAGTGTGCCGGAGTGCTCTATCTGCACAACCTTGTACAAGGATTCCGTACCCGTTCCCGGCTTCCAGTTCTCCTGCGGTGTATGTTTCTGTATAACCTCATAGAGCGTGTTGCCATAGCGGAAGCGGAACTGCACATCAACCTCTGTACCTATCAGATCATCCCATGCCGGAAAATAGTCTTTCTTTGACAATGCTTCTTCTGTAGTAAGCCCGGCATTGTTGATATTCGCTGAGATATCATTGAGCAACGTATCCACACGGTCAAGTGCTTCAACGTTTATAGCCGCCACATCAATAAATGACGCTTCGGCAATCATCTGCTCCTTCTGTTGCGATGTGATCTCTTTCCACATAGCCACATCCTTAGGGATGTTTATCAACACCTGATTTTCAAATCTTCGTTCCGACAGAGGCATATCCTCGGCCTGTGTCAGATAACAATCATAACCTGCTTGTAATATCATCCTTGTTCCTCCTTTTCTTTCGTGTCCAAATAATCGTTTATGGAATCCGCATAAACTCCCGAAAACAACGGTGTACAATCACGTATAATTCGTATTTCCCGTTCATCGTAATCTACTTCTCCCTTGCCAGAGTAAATCTTATGAGCCAAAGAACTGGCGGCTATGCCCGGAACATTTGTGTATATGGCGTTAGCCAATGACTCCGCAATATCCATCTCAACCCTGATATCCTTCTTTATCCCTGTGTAACAAGGAAATTTTGTAAAATCTATTTTCATAATTTATATTTAAGTATTAATATACGATCTTACACTAAATAAATTTTGATAACTTTTAGTTATAAAAGTTATCAAAATTATTTTGGTGCTAAGGTAAGAATAAAATGCCTAAATTTATATATATTATGAGTTATTTTTTTTGTGAATTAAGCATTAAGATAAAAGTTCCTCTTTTATCTGTGGTGTCCGATTGTATATCAGTGCCATATTTAAATTATCCGCAATAAAACATAACCCAATAATTACCCATACACTTAATGAAGCCGGATGCAAAATCCAAATCAATATAAGACACCTCCTGTCCTCCGGGAGCAGGCAGGATCCGTCCTCCTGTCAATCTTACTCCGCCGCTCATACGTTTGAAGTATATAGTATGTCCCGGAACATCCGGAGGAAGCGTCACTTCTATATTGTCTCTATTAATAAACATCACATTATCATCGTTGTTGTTCAATGAAGCTTTGACAGAGATATTCCTCCAGTTGCCAACTATGCCACGAAGAGAAACATAGCTGTCATTGTTCGGATGAAGGAAAATGTTACCGCCTTCCACGAACAGGGGAATGCTCGAGGTCTTGATGTGCATCCCGATCATGGGATTCTGACTCTGTATGTCAATTCCGGCATCATACGCAATTCCTTCAATGGTGACAAACTGCGTGTTTCCCCCGATTTTCACACGTGCAAATGTCCTTTCGTTATAAAACTCAATTTGTCCGGCAGACAGATTGAAACCAACATAAGTATCTGTTGTATCCTTATAAAGAGTTTTTGAGGACAACATGCCGGAATCTATGGAAAACGGACCGATTACACCACCTGTGGCAGTTATTGTCCCCGTGATATTCGCCTTCGTTGCGACAAGATTTCCATTCTGATCCACACGGAACGGAGCGTTTCCTGGAACATTACCTCCAGCCCATATCCTTACAGGTGTTGTACCAGCTTCTTTGCTGCTTCCTCCTGTAAGGCCGGCTACAACATTATTATTTGAATCCTTTATTATCAATTCGTTGCCTTGGACAAAATCAATACTTGCATTTTTTGCAATAATAAGACTTGTGAAAATAGGTGCCATTTCATTCACTGCCGTCCAATATGTAGTATTACCTGGGCCATTCGATGATGAAGATGTGTGCGTTGACTTACACATATACATATCCCATCCGTATAACGAACTTGGACTTGTGTTCTTCTTGGCTACTATATCAATATATCGCGTTCCGCTTGTAAGGGATTCGTCATTTCTATACGTCACCCCAGTTTTCCATTCTGAACTCCGTATGATACATCCCTGTATTCCTTGTACGCCCTGATCTCCCTTATCTCCTTTGTCACCTTTCTCACCATCATCACCCTTGTCACCTTTTGCTCCGGTATCGCCCTTCTCAGCCCATACATCGTATTCGGCCGTGTTCTGATCGCCTGTCAAGCAGTATCCGCCATCATTGTAAGTAAACCGATTACCGGCATTGTCCGTCCAACACCACAATGGAGGATTGGTAGTGGATACTTTGGCTACATAAGAGCCGCCACCCATCGAAACAACACCCATCTTGGGAACAACCATACCAGTCCTAAACTGCCCCATCTGGGTGTAACCGTCACCCTTGTCACCTTTGATTTTTATCGGTGTACCCCATGCTCCGTCAGATGCGGACGCAGCAACCTTCTGCGACATCCATATGGCGGCACTTGTCGCATTTGTATGCCATCCTCCAGTAGTACCGTTCCCGGTAGGTACAGAAGGTTGGGAAGTGCTGTCATTATAAGTTATAAACACGCTCAATCCGTCAGAACCGGCTGCACCATCAGCACCGTCCGATCCGTCCACAACCATCAATGCCCATGCTGTTCCGTTCCATATATATACACGACCATTATTGGTATCCCGGTATGCCCAGTTGGTCTGAGGATTGGAAGGAGGTGTTTGGAGATCTCCTTTCCAGACAATACTCAATCCGTCTTTCCCGTTCTTCCCATCAATTCCGTCAATAGTCATTTGATACCACTGTCCATCCTGATATACATATGATTTCTTATCAGTGGTATTCTTGTATGCCCACCCGTTCTGAGGATTGGAAGGAGCGGAGGAAAAATAACCTTTCCAAATGATGCTCGTTCCGGCTACGCCCTCAGCACCGTCAGCACCATCAAATCCGTACTTCGCCCAAAGGGCAGGAGCACTGAATTTACTCCATATACCGTTTTTCTTCTCCCTCTCACTGATCCACTCATAAGGCAGAGAGCTGGAAACACCTACAGGATCATCATGCCAGCCGGAAGGCACATAATCGTCCGTCTGTGACGTGGAAGGAGTGGCAGGTTTACTCTCTGTTGTAGTATGGATGAATACCCTCTCATAACTGGTACCATCGCTTCCATCCTTTCCGCTTTGAACCAAAAGTTCATATTCATCGGTATTTATCTCACCCGTTAGCACATATCCGCCATCATTGTAAGTAAACCGATTACCGGCATTGTCCGTCCAACACCACAATGGAGGATTGGTAGTGGATACTTTAGAAAGAAACGAACTTCCTCCCATTGTAACGATACTCATTTTGGGAACAACCAAGCCGGAATACCACGGACCGCTATTGGTCACGCTCACACCGTCCTTTCCTGGTGCCCCCGGTGCTCCCGTATCACCTTTAGAAGCAATCTCCAGCCAATCGCCGTTAGATCCCGGTGCAGCAGACGAACCATCCTCATTGATACACGCCCACATGCTTCCGTTATAAGACAAGCTGTCGTAGTAATCGTAATGTACGCCAGGTATATAGCCTTCCTCACGGAAATTCAAAGTCTGTACAGGTGTTCCGTCTGGCTTTATCTGCTTGATAATACCTGTCATATATATATTATTCAGATACATGGAGTAACCATCCATGTTCAACCCGAATATATTCAGATTGGAAAGGTCGCCATATTGTAGGGCGACATTGGCGGCGGAGATCTCCCATGTATTCTGCTTCCACAACATACGGGTGTAAGTCCTTGTTTCATAGACTGAGGTCTGGCGCTCCGTATTAGTGAAGCTTCCGTATGCCACGAAAGTCATCATCTCAAAAGGGTCGAAAGAAGAAGGCCACGATGAAGAGGTAGGACGCAACTGGTACTTAAATGTTTCGTTTCTTTCACCTGTAACTTCTGTAATCGTGAAATAGACCGTACAGAATCCGGAAAAACGTCTGTTGCCCTTTCCATCGTCGTAATCCTCTGTAGCGTTCCCAGTGATGTTATGATAGATACCCATACAGATATCACCTACTGCGACAGCTCCGATCTCACCATCTTCCAGTTTAAGTGTACATGTTTTGGTTCCTGTATCTACTGTTTCTATAATACCAGCTCCGGGCGCACGCCACTTGTCGCCCAGCGTGACCATCACACGATTGTATCTTAATTCGGGAACTTCAAGGAACCGGCGGATAAACATGCTCTCAAACTCTCCATGCCCTGTATCGAATATCTTGGCTCCGAATCCGGTCAAGCCGCTTGCAAAACCATTCTTCCCGAAAACAGCACCGGCAAACATGCTGAGAAGGAACTTAGTGGAATCCGCCACGTCCTTCCGCAAGAATATCTCTTTCATCTTCTCCACACTGTTCTCTATCTCAACCATTACACGTAATGCGCTCATTACGTCTTCATCGGTGTAGGTAACATCCTTGTCACCCTGCTTCACAATGCGGCTTACCAAATTCCCGGCTATTTTCAGACCTTTGAGAAAATTGATTATGCCTTGCGCATCATCGTTATTCAGTGCTGACAAAAACCAATTAAGCACAGGAGTATCATCGTCTAGTGTGTATGCGGATTTAGCATGATCGGCATTTGTTATATTGCTACTTCCACCGCCACTTCCCGTTCCGCTTCCCGTACCACTTCCACCCAATGTTATATTTGTCGTATTCTGCGTTGAAGCCGTTTGATTTTCCTGTGCCAACCGTTCATAGAAAGACAGTATCTTTCTTCTTGCAATGGTGCATGAATATGACGGGAACATATTATCCTTGGAATATTTAATCTCCAAAGACTGTATCTGTAACTGCATATCCACTATCTGACCATTATCTGACAGGTCGAACACGCCTATTCCATCATCCCTTACCTTTAACATATTACCTTCTAGGAAGTCAATGAAAAGACTAGGGTGTTCTGCGACAAATCCGCTAGATATTTCAAGTGAAACAGTCTTGTTCTCGTGGTCGTATCTTGACAGGTAGTCAAGAGCCGCCTTTTCAAGCGTGTTCTCAGCCATTGTCACATACGATTCGGGCATGACAATATTCAGAATGACAAACTCCGTTCCTGCTGCAATTGAAGGAGATTTACCATCCGTGTAAAGGGGAAGTTTGGCATTGTCGCTATCTGTTCTGTAACATGATATTTTATATCGTGCCCCCTTGTTGAACATGGCAACATCCTCTTCCGTTTCTCCTGTATCACCGTTTACTTCACCGTAAAGAGGAATAATACCGTTTTTGTTTATCTTAAATTCCGTTCCTGTATAAGTTCCTGTACGCATACTGAACACCGCGTCCGTTACAGAAGCGTATTTATAATAGAACCTGTCCTGTGAACCGTCCTGATTACCGAAATGTATGTTGCATGTCATTTCCTCACTAAAGCCTATCTTACAGCTTTCGGCAGGGATATCAGAATCAAACGTGAACTCAACACGTATGGTGACTGTCGTATTCTGACCTTTTTCTATATATCCTACAAGAGCGGTCTTGTCGTAAGGTATTTCAAGCATACCAGTAGCACCTTCCTCACCAATTACAACCTCTTTCAATGGAGAAGCCTGCCCCAATACACGGTTTATAACCATACGTAGGTTAATCTTCACCTTTTTCCCTACAGCATCACTTCCTATAGGTAATATACTGAAAAGCATCTTCCCGGAGAATGTGGCAGTAACCTTTACAGGCTGGTCATAATATGCCCTTGTACCATATATATCAAAACTCTCGAAATCCCTGTACTTGTCAAACATAGCATGGGGTTTGTACTGGGGCTGCACATTGTCGTTTATCTTGTCGGATGAATCACCGTCCTCATATACCTTGTATCCTAGGTTGAATCCAGGAGAGGTCATATAAATGAAGAAACTGTCACTATCATCACTCTTTATAGGAGTAGAACCGATAATCTTGTCTATCCGTGTAGATGCGCTAGCACCCTCACCTGCCACCTTACCCGATTGAGGGTCAGGTTCTCCATCCGCCTTGTATGTATCCCATTCGGGAAGTCCTGACGGATACAAATCACCAAGTTTTTTCCCTCTGATGGAAGGATATATCCCACTGAACGTGTTTGATATGGTTTTCCCTCTTACACCATAGTTCTTCAATCCGTATTCGCTGTCAATATAATATCTTATATTCCCGTCAGAATCATTCGGAAGAAGGATGTACGGGCAATAGCGTGATTCATCGGCAGGCTTAGCGTCCTTCTTATATTCTGGCGGAACGTTTCTGCTTCCACCTTGTGGTATGATTCGGGTTATGACAGGTGTGCTTGTATCTACGGAAGAGGAAACTTTTACAGCACCCCCACCGTCACCCTGCTTGAATGTCCAGTTTACGGACGGTCTTGTCTTGTCCGTAATGGTTATTATCCCACCGTTTGCTGTGGTTGAGAAGTAATAATTGAGATAAAACTTGTCATAGAAGTTCTTCAATGCTTCAAACAGGTTGGTCCCATCGGTTATGTCAATCATATCCTCCGTCAGTTCGCCTTCTGCATCCACATTAAGCGTCCATGTACCAATGCCTGTATATCCTGCACCCAATGACGCATTGTAAGATTCTATATTTGCTTCGATGCGTGCGGCAAGCTGCTTTGCGTCACCCCAGAACTGGAACAGACCGCCATGAGTGTATCTTATCTTATTTATTTCCCCACCTGTTCCGCTTACTATGTCAAGAAACGCTACATTCTGCAAAAGCACCTCCTTACCGTAAAACAGAAGGGAGTATTTGTATTTTCCTGCTTCGTTAAGATTATCTCCCGATGGGGCTTGGTACAGGATGAATGTATTACCGTTATATACGACTGTATCGTATTCCGATTCACTCTTTGAGTTGTATGCCTTGAACTCTATCGGAACAACGGAAACGACTTCACAAGTCAATTTTCTCACTTCCTGCAAAGACGGGCTGTATGAAAAATCAGCACTCTCCGCAATAACCCTATTTCCTCTTTTAATCTGTAAAATCATTGGTCTTTAAAGCGTTGGTTGGTCAATACTGAAATTTAACGAAAATGTATAGGCGGATACAAGTCGGTCCGGGTTCTGCAAGTCCTGAACGTCCTGATAACTCAGCTTTGCACCTGTTTCAAACCCAGTGCATCTTATCACCTGCTTTGCTGATTCTCCCCATATATCATTCCATATAGAGAAAGAGGATGAACCGTATGGCGTACCAGGAGTGGCAGGTATCACATTGGTTATATATGAATAGAACGAACGGATATTCGTCTTTACCGTTTCCACATCTCCCAAAGAGGCAAATGTTATGCTTCCTTCCGTTGGCTGGTAAACAGGCGTGACAGGTTCGTACACCTTCTGACCGTTCTTGTCATACCATTTTTCGGCATAGGCTTCCTTTCTTGTCGGCAAATCCCATAATCCCTTGCTTTCAAGTATATACAGCCTGTATGTGGCATACAAATCCTTTGCCGTATCGCTTCCTTTCTTTATAAAATATTTAGATATAGCCATTCGTGTACATTGTTTATTAGTGCAAAAATAACAAAAATAGTCTTAGAAACCATCTAACTTTAAAAAATAATTCATTATATTTGCATCACAATCGGTGCTTTGGATGAGTGGTTTAGTCAACGGTCTGCAAAACCGACAACAGCGGTTCGATTCCGCTAAGCACCTCAAGTGAGGTGGATTTTTTTTGTTCAGGCATTAATGTATATTTTCACATACATTTTAGAACGTTAATTCGTTCGGGGCGATACCAACGCCCACTATCAGTTATCATGAAAGAATCACCGAATACTTTTCTACCGATATTAAGCGCACCGTTGACATCGGCATTGATAACCTTTCCAATTGCCGACTTGAACAGCCCTCGCTTGACACGCTTGCCGAGATAACTATTATGCTTGCATATATCCTCCATAGCTAGAGCATCACATTTGCTAGTGTAACTTTCCTCATGTTCGATATAGTTGATACCTGCAAGTTCACACTTGTATCTAAGGCAGCTTCTTAGCCTCGCAAAAGGAATGAATGTAAACTTCTGATTGTTTACTCCGCCCATGTTGACGGATTGCTTCCATCCTTTGTTGTAGTCTACAGCAAGAGTGCCTATATGGTGTGATACAAGATAATCAACGATACGCCTGCTTGTCTTGTGCATCGAATCATTCATAAACCGTTCACGTTTATCATACATCTTTCTCATTCTGTTTGTCAGTTTCTCTATTCCCTGCCTGTCCTTTATGGATTGCAACATGGATAATGTTTTGTTAAACCATCTGTTGTATGACTTGACAACCTTGCCTGAAAACAGTAGCGCATTACATCCGCACACCAGCGTGGCAAGGTTGTTCACACCCAGGTCTATCGAAGCCATACCCGTACCGACATTATCCGAACAGCCACAATCATATACAACCTCCACGGTCATGTATGTACGTTTTGGAATTATCCTAACCTGTTTGAACCGTTCGATTCTGTCCTTGTACTTCTCCCATTGCGGAACGGGTATTTTCAAGTCACGGTCAAGTATTATATACCCGTCATGTATCTTGCACGACTGGTTGGTATATATAGCATTGCTCATCCCTCCACGTTTGTGATAGCATGGCAATTCGGGCTTACCGTTATACTTCCCCGGATTCTTGGACCAATCCTTTACAGCCTTGACATATCCCTTCATTGCCTTGTCAAGCACGCGCAATGTCTGTTGGGCTACGTGTGATTTCACAAGTCTGTAATTTATCGTACCTTCAAGGTTGGTGACATTTTTCATTATCCTGTCCAAGTCGGGATAGAACAGCCACCTGTCGTTATCCTTCAACTCGTTACGAATGATATACAACGCCTGGTTGTACAGGTTGTTCGTAACACGGCAGATAGCGCAAAGCCTGTCGGAATGGTTGATGTCGAATTTATAAACTAATTGCATATTAGTCAGTATTATGTTTCGCCAGTAAAAAGGAGAACAGGGAAGCCGTACTGACTTCGGCTTGTCGGAAGGTAGCTACTCCGTTCCTATCCCTGTAGGAAGCAAATATACTACTATATAATGATATTAGGAAATATCATGTGTTAAATTTTTATAATAGTTTTCATTTGTTCATTAATGCCTTGTTCATAATCAATATCAAACGCCCTGCCAACTGTGAAGCTAGCAGGGCGTTTATATTATCAGTCAATTATAACCTTTATCGCATTTCCGCCTGACCTTGGGGCAATGGAAACGACACTCAGAAGTGCTGTCTTTATCGCCATAGTTGCGGCAAGCTGCTGCTTGAGAACTTCAAGCTGTGCCAGTTGTATGACTGTCATGTTTATTCCGCCCGTTCCTGCCGAACCACCGTTAAGCGATACCAATTGACGGAGTAGATTGCTTTGTACAACCATTTCGTATCTCATCCCGTTAAGATAACCCAATGCCTGGTTGAATGTATTCTCGTCAACTCCTGCAATGGCATTGGACAGACCTTCCGCATTCTCTTCCGTTTCGGTAAGCATTCCGCCAAGGGCGTTGTTTATCTCATTGACTACACCCCCGGCTTCCGCAAAGGCTGATTCCAATGAACCCATTACATTTCCTAGTATTATAAGTTCATCCTTGTCTATCTTGTTGTCTGCAAACATACCACCTTTACCGTCTGCTCCGAACAATGTGGTCTGTACCTGTTGCATTGCCTTTTCTATGTACTGTTGCTGTACCCAGCTTTTGACAACATCTCTCATGACGTCTGCCACAGTATCCTTGTATGCCTTGGCTGCATCTTCCCCTTTCAGCCATGCTTCGACAAGAGCGTCACCTATCTGGCTAGCCCAGTCTTTCAAGTCAATGCTGTACAATTCACTTGCAAGCGTTTCTGTATAATATCTTATCTCATACTCCAATTCTTTTATTGTCTGTTTGTAATCTTCTACTTTTTCTCTATCTGACTTTTTCTTATCTTCTTCGGCAGCAAGAATATCCTTTTGAATCTGCAACTGTTCTTTTAAGTTGGAAACCTGTTGGGATGTCACCTCATCAAGTCTTGCCGGGTCTATAATGTGCTCAAATTCCTTTTCAAGCATATTATAGATATTGGTCAACTTCTTTGATTCAAATTCAAGATTCTCTATATGTTTTTGAAGCCTTTTGTCATGCAGCCTGTTAAACGTAGCGATAACATCAAGCGGCATGGATATAGCCGAGCCTATCGCACCTGCAAAATCACCGCTTTTGAATGAATCCCATGATTTCTTCACTCCTTCATTCATAACGCCCATAGCTTCCGAGAACTGGTTCATCTCGCGCATGAAACCACTGTCAGTATCCTTACCCATAGAATCCATAAGGTTGGACACGGATGCGATTATCTGCTGCATGGCTTTTATGGCATTGTATATGTTGGTTATGATAAAGTCAATAAGATTCACCGTCTGCAAAGCGTTCTGTGCGGCAGCCATCATTCCTTTACCAGTCTTGACAGCTTCCTGTCCGCTCTTATATCTTGATTCGGCTTCCGACTTGGCACTCAACGCAGCGTTGGCAGCTTCTTCATCACCATTCTTCATCGCGTCCTCGTATGCCTTGGAAGCATTTTCGATGTCAGCCATAGCCTGTTGCATATCATTCATGCCTGCCATCATCTTTGACTTTCCTGCATCGTAACGCTTGTTATACAGACCTTCAATACCTTCTTTCATGTACGTCTGCAAGTCAGACTGGTTATTCTTCATCATCTTCTCTATCTGCTTGTCCACACGTTCAAGTTCCTTCATGTATTCCTTTGCACTGATAGCACCAGACCTGAACGCACTGTTGAGCATTTCCCTTACCTTGTCAGCTACGGTATTTGCAGCCTCCATAGACATTGCTTCAACAGCACCGAAGAAATTCTGATAGTCTGTGGTCAGCTTGAACAAGTCCATCTCTTCGCTTTTCTGCAATGCGGAAGATAATGAAGTGTTGCCCATACCCTTTGCCGTTTCAATTCTTTTTCGGTAATTCTCCCTGATAATATCAACCTGTGTATAGTAGTCACCATATTTTTCAAGGTCATTAGCATATTGCTTTGCCATCTCACCAAAGTAACCTTTCCATGCGTCAATCATTCCTTGTATAACCTCTTTCTGATCTTCTCCGATATTCTTATTCCCCTTAATTGCTTCCTGTATCTGATTGATATACTGGTTCATTGAGGTGAATGAAGAGGTGTCGGGCACGACAGAAACGCCAAGGTCAAGATTCATTCCTGCCAATGCGGATTGCAGATTGTTATATATACCTGCCGCAAAACTTTCAGCCATAGTAGATGTGTCACCGCTAAACTGAACGGCAAGGTCTAAGGCAAGTTCGGAATCACCCGTTATACCAAGTATGTCACTAAAAAAGTCATACTTGTTCCTGTATCTGTCAAACTCATCCGTAATCCTCTTCATCACCTTTTTGGCTGCATCAACATAAATTTTAGAGGACAATTCGGCAGCTTTCCTTGCGTTCTTGACCGCATCCTGTGGAACACGTGTTTCCAATTCCTTTGCAGCCTTGTTGTAATTGTCAACAATAGCCTGTTTGTCATATACAAGGTCTACGCCAAGTTTTAACGCCTGTGAACCGTATATAGCTTCAATCTGCTTTTTAGCTTCTTCCTTACCTATGTTAATGCTCAAATCCTTAAACTTGGAATAGGCGGATTCAAGCAATGACAACCTGTTTTTCCAAAGGTCACCAAGAGGATCTCTTTTCTTCCCTTCCTTCTTCTGCTTTTCCAGTTCAAGGTTGAATTGTTTTGCCGTTCCCGTAGCCTTTGACATCGCTTCGTTGGCAGCGTTAAATTCGCTTATTATTTGCCTTAATGTTTCAAGTTCTTCGGGGTCTACCAATCCTGTCATTTCGTATTTATCCCCTACTTTTTTCAGTTTACCCTCTTTGGAAAATTTGTCAATAGTTCTCTGATAGTTTTCTATTGTACTCTTTGAATCTTTATATTCTTTCTTTACAGCATTGAAAAAATCCTCTACTGTCTTTACATCTGACGTTTTGATTGTTATGGTCCACGCCTTCCCTGTAATCTCGTCAAGTGATTTTTTCCATCCTGTCAAACCTGCTTGTGCTTCCCTATCATCAAGTTCAAATTGAATATGCCATCTTTCTTTTGCTAGTTCGTTCAATTTCTTTCTGGCATTTTCCCCTAATTCATTAGCTACTGCAAATTCATCGAGATGTATCTTTAATTGTTTCTGTTGCTCATCAGTAAGGTTTTTTACATCTATATTGCCAAATACATCTTTAAGTTTTTTCTCAGTATATTTTGCAAATGAATTAAAGGATGATTCAAGTTTTTTTACTTCATCCGTGATGCCAATCCTTAACTTCTCATATTCCTTCAACAATTCCTCACTGTCAAAATGGGTCTTGTTCTTGAATATTTTAAATGTTCTCGCATCCCCTGACGTTTCAGCCAAAGAACGTATCTTCTCGACAATAGTAGCTGCCGAAGCCCCTTTGTTTATCAGTTCGGTAAGTTCGTTTCTCCATTCCTTAGTACCCTTACCCATATTTATAATCTCCTTGGATGCCTGTACTATCTGCCCACGAAACTCTTCTATATCCTTACTTGCCGAAGTGAGTTTTACAGACGATTTCTCGTAATCTTTAAGCATGTCAGAGAATGAATCGCCAAATACGCCCGTAGATGTTGCCTTATCCGCCTTGAACATTATATCCGCATTTTCAGCAGCACGTTTATAAACCTGCTCTAGTTCCGATGCTGACTTTTGCAAATATTCCACACGTGATTTCTGATCATCTATCTTCTTGCTGTTCTGTATTATATACTGCCCCATATTGCCATATTTAGACAATATTCCAGTCAGTGTTTCCTCATACGACTGCAACTGTTTCGTATCAAGCTGTTCAAGGTTTTCCGGGGTGAGTTTGTCGAAGTTTATCTTGTCAAGGTCTTTTTGCAAGTCACTGTATGATTCGCGGAAAGACTTTGCACTATCTTTTATCTTCTGATTGAACTCTTCCGAACGTGCAGACATCACATGAAACGCTTCCGCCACAAGTCCTGCAACGGTAAGTATCGTCATGAGCGGATTAGCCTTTATCGTAAGCCACAATGTTTTCAATGAATTTGTCAAACCGAATGTTGCCAGTTTGAATCTGTTCATCAACATTGTCGTTTTTGTCATAGACAACATTCTTGCAGCTTCCGCACCTGTCAGTTTAAGTTCGGTGACAAGAAGATGCCGTTCAGCCTGTGTCAGCATATTCGTGGCAAGAATACGTTTTGCCATCTCTGCTGACATCTTTCCCGAATTAACGGCAGCAACTATCTCTACGGCAGACAGTTTTGACGCTGTCGCTATCTTCCACCTCTCGGCAGTAGTGAGCGTTCTGTACATTGCAGCCTGTTTAAGCAACTGGGCTTCCCGTAATTTCTCAGCCTTAATAGCATTAGTTGTTGCGACAACTTCTTTTCCTAGCATGGCTGTTCTAGCCAACTGCAATCCTTTCAATGCGGCATATCCTACAGCAACGCCCTCTATTGCTTTAGAGAAGTATCTCCAGTTGTTCATCGCATCGGTTATGCTTCCAACGATACCTTTCAGAACGGAATCATTCGCCTCGCCTATGTCATTCATCATAATCTTGTATGAATCGGCAAGGTTACTTACCATACCTTTCAAAGATGTGGCTTGTATTTCCTGCATCTTGTAGAACATACCACCATCTTCCGTCATTGTGGTAAACATCTCGCGAATATACTCGAAAGGAATCTGACGTGTTGATATGGCGTTGAACACATCATCAGTAGTTTGGGCTACACCTCTTACTTCTTCCAGTTTTTTTCTCAATGCGTCCAATGCAGGAATACCGGCCTCTGTCAATTGACGTAATTCCTGCCCTCTCAATACACCTGCGCTTCTTATCTGGCCATAGGCAAGAATGATACGTCCCATATCAACGCCAAGACCTGCGGAAACGTCCGCAAGGCTTTTCATGGTACCATACAATTCGTTGACAGGTATCTGGAATGCAGCAAGCTGTTTGGTATATCCAACCAAATCACTGAACTGAAAAGGAGATATTACAGCAAGACCCTTAATCTGACTGAATATCTGGTCAGCCCGTCTTGCATCCTGTATGATGGCACGCAATGACACTTGTTGTAACTCGAACTCTCCACGAATGGCAACAAGTTCCTGAAACATATCTCTGAAAAAGTAGAATCCGGCATAAGTCTTTATCGTATTGACAAACTCACGCATCATTCTGCTCTGCTTTGTCAGTTCCTCGGTAAATTCCTTTGAACTTGCGGCATTTTTCTGATTGGTCTGCTGCATCTTTGTTCCATAGGATGTAGCTTCGTTTACAAACTTGTTGTGTTCCTGTATCTTCCTGTTGAGAAGAGTAAGGGTACGGTTATAGTTTGCGTCAGTCGTATTAAGCGCATTACGCCTGTTCGTTAATTCAGAAATAAGATTGTTAGCCTGATTGATAGACGTAGGATTGATGCTCAACAATTCATTCGTTGATGTTTTTCTTAAAGATGATTGCAACTTCTCCAATCTGCCTTGCAATTTCTGAATAAGAGCGTCAGCCTTTGTTATCTGATTGCTGTTTAAAGGAACTTCAACCTTAAATTTATTCAATAGTTCAAGGCGTTTCTGTATAGCGGCAATCTTCCTGTTCAAGTCCTCAGCACTTCCCTCTGGCATACCAAGGGCAAGTCCAGACTGACCAGAAAGGTATTGTAGATACTTCTGATTGGTCTGCTGCATCTTCTTACTCGCCTGTTCCTGCTTTGATGCTTGTCTATCCATCTCCTTTGTCCGTGCAATCTCCATCTCGTATTGCTGGCGTAGAAGGTTAAGTTCTCTTTCATCGGAAATGGACAATTTAGGCGCACTGTTAGCAGTAAGGGAATATGCGGTTTTCAATCTGTTCAATTCAGTCACAAGATCATCTATCACTTTCTTCTGACTTTCAAGATTGGCTTTTCTTGTAGCCATCCCCTTATCTCCGCCTGCATTGCCTAGGTTACGGTAAGTCTTTTCCAGCTTGTCATACTCTCTTGTCGCTTCGACAATCTTGTTTGACAACCCTTCCATCTGAACAAGTATATCCATTTTCTTGTTCGACTTTCCTTTCCCTACCTTGGACGCGTTTTCATTCGCTTTATTTATCTTATCTACAACCTCGCTAAGTTCTGCATTCATTTTGCCTATATCGGTCAACATAGGCTTGAAGGACATCTCCTGGTTAAAGGTGTCCTGCAACTTCTTCTGTATATCCTTTATCTGTTTGTCAAGACCGGAATCATCTAGCCCAATCTTAAACTTTAATGCTCCTAAATCAACATCAGCCATAGTTATTGTTTTTTTAATTATTGCAAAAATAGCAAAAATAAACACAATAGCATGATTTACAACAAACAAAAATCCATTAGTATTTTTTAACATATTTAAAATGGTACTTAAAAACAATTATGTTATCTTTGCAATAAAATAATTTTTTAACTATGGCTATAGAAGAAAACAAAGTAACACTCGTTGGCGTAAATTCAGCCAGCGTAACATTCAGCAATGAAGCTAATGTGGAAAAACAATACAAGGTGAATGCGAATGTAAACGTATCAAACGGAAAAAACATTGATTCATTTGATGGCGGAGAGGTGAAGTCATTGGAATCAGAGAACCAACTCGCCACATTCTATTTCAATCAGAACGGTGGTATCGCAATCAACTACAACGATCATCCCGATTTGGAAGCACAAATTGCTATCATTACCATCATCAACTCTTTCGTAACCGATGTGAAAAAATACATTAACACGAAAGGAATCTCATCAGTTTCAATCTAAAAAGGCAAGAAAAATGACGAACCAAGAAATGTTTTTAAAGAGATTAACTCTCTTGAATATCCCCTTATCACTAGAAGGGAAGGAACTTCCATCAGAACTGAAAGCAAAAATCATGCTTATGCGTGTCGCTTACGACAAAGCTGCAAAAGCATTCGATGATGATATGCAACAGGTTCTTAAAGAAATAAAGAAGGAAGGATATGACGAGCGCGCACAGAAAATCAATCGCATGAAAGAGATTGACGGTAAGGAAGATGCGACAAAAGAGGAAAAGAAAGAAGCGGATGAAATCAGAAAGACAGAAGAAGATTTCAACAAGGAAACAGAAGAGTTGAATAAGGCATACTCCGAAGCATACCAAGAGAAAATGAAAGAGGAATGTGATATGAAGCCTAGAAAATTCGCCTTTGAAGGATTCACTAAAATCATCGAACTCATTGGTACTGACGGTGCAATTAAAGTGAAATGGAACTCTCCCGAAGCATTGGAAATACCGAAGGAGGAATTTATTTCGCTTATCGCAACAAATCTTGTCGATAACTTCAATAATATATAAGATATTAAAGTTTACTGTATATTTTATATATGCTTCATTTGGAGTCAGGTTATTAGCCTAAGCACTTTGAGTGCTACGTTGGATGAGAATGATATATAGTTACCTACGGATGTTTACCCAAGTCTGTAGCTCTAAGTTAAGTGGTTAAAAGGAGTAGCGTATTCGGTGAAACGGTGCTGCTTATGAAAACCTCATCCAACATTGGCGATGGGTATTTAACGGGAGTAATCCCGACTTATGTTGAATAAACATTAATTTAAAAGACAATGGAAGCAACAAGAAAGATGTTTCTTATAAGAAATTGAAATATATTTCATATGGGTTGATTGATGTGACGAATAAATGAATTTCAGATTTATAATATGATTTAATGTTTTTAACAATAAAACGCACATGAATAAGCCATTTTCTATATTGCTATTTTTTTTGTTACTGTCGTGTTCTTGTTCACGCAAGCTACTTCCATCTTCGACAAATACAACTATAGTAGACCACAACACGACAGTAACGGAAAGAGTAGTATGGCAATCAAAAATAATAACTCTTCCAACAGAACACATACAACATACAACATTTGAAGATAGTTCACACTTGGAAACATCATTAGCCGTATCAGACGCTAAAATAATGTCGGATGGCAGGCTTTTTCATAGTTTGAAAAACAAGAAAGACTTTCTACAAGACAGCATCCCATCCTTGGAAAAAGAAACGGTAGTGACGAAAGATTCGATAATAACTGTGGAGAAAATTGTAGAAGTAAAGGTAGAAAAGGAATTGTCTAAATGGCAAAAAATACTAATCAATCTTGGATACATAGGTATCGGTTTCATATTGTTTTCAGGTTACAAAATAGCCCGAAAGTTCGTGTAACTTTCGGGCTTATTTTAGGTATTTATATACATACCAATTGTGTTATTGGGAAGAATCCCTATATGATAAAGAAACTCTAAATTCATTAACTTCTTTACTAGATAAATCCCATTCCAATTCTGTGGTATGTAAACCTTGATTATATATGTATCTAGAATAATTACTTCCACTTAAATCTGGAGTTTCCCAAATACCAGGTTCTTCTTCATAATCAGGTATTGTAATAAAACATTTTAACCCTGTTAATTTACCACTTCCATCATCTATTGTATAATTTTCTTCGTAAATGTATTCTCTCCCAGAAACAGAAATAGAATCACGTTCTATATCACCCCATGTTTTAATACCAGGATTAAATAAAGTTTTATTATTATTATCTTGTACAACCATTTGCACACGTATGTCATAAGGTATGTATGTTCCCCTACCTGAATTATCTATAAAAATAACTTTATAGAAAAATCTATTTTTAGGGGTAGTTATTTTCACGCCTGTTATTTTTGTCTTATATCCAAAGCACTCTGGAATAATAGGAAATTTATATCCTGTAGATGATGAAATCTCATGTGCTTCATTATTACTGTCAGGGTGACTTCCATGTACAGCTACAGCCATTATGGTACAAGACCAAGTGCCTATATCCATACTTTTAAAAGCAGAATAAATGTTTGAATTGTTTGGAGAAAAACCTAATCTTAGGCTATCAGAAGTACCTTTTTCTCCCAGGAAAAATCTTCTACTACCATTCTTCTCTGCAATAATTAAAATAGCGCACCTCCATGATTTTATTGAGCTAGAAACAGTGTCATTTATAAGTAATGATAAAAGATTTCTAGAACTTCCATTTAAATCAAGTTTTACAGTTTGACTATACGTATCATAATCTAATATATTTGACGGGAGAATGTTTATATTAAGTTTAACAGGATATTCTACATGATTATACCCATCAAAATCAGCAATACGATATACACTTTTAGGAGATTTATACTCTGCAATAGTGCTAGATGGAACAGTATTTCCTATTGTATATATTATCATTTTTGTAAATGCAGTATATGTAGAATCGTTAAACTGCACAACACCTAAATCAGATCTATCAATTGGTTTTATATATGAATATCTGTTTATTCTCCCATGCGTATTTGCACACGCATACCCTAAATCATAACCATCACTAGTAGGACCAATACCTAGGGTAGGATATACATCACTATCCAATCCGACAGGTGCGGTGATTTTACCGTTAGAGTGACCCATAGACTATACCTCCACATATTTATTGCAGACGATATTGCCGCCCATTGTCAAACTACCCGTCACACGTACATCACCATCAATAATGACAGCTTGTGACAAATCAAACTCTTCTGGTATATCACTACCATCTAAGGCTATTATCTCATAAAGCCCCTCTGTCGGGCTAAAGCCCCTCTGTCGGGCTAAAGCCCCTCTGTCGGGCTAAAGCCCCTCTGTGCTCCCTCGCTTTGCTTCGGTCGCACA